TAGCAGTTCCTGCTAATCCTGTTGTATCTTGGTTAAGTGTTCCAATTGTAAAGTCTAAGGTGTTATCTGCATCTTGGTAAGCAACTGTAATACCACTTTCTGTATTTGATGATACCATTGCACCAACTGTATCTGCAATATACTCTGAAGATACTGCAAGGTCAACTGCACCGTCACCAGCATCATCATAAGTTGCTGTAAGACCAGTGTGTGAACCGTTAGTTGCTAATTGACCACCAACTACATCTTGAACTCTTTCTGAAGTATGATAGAGGTTAGTTGAACCTTCACCCAAGTCATCTGAATCAAATGCACCCATGTTTACTGAGATTGCATCTGCAGCTACTGAGATACCTGTTCCACCACCAATGTTTAATGTCGCAGCTCCACTTGTTGCACCACCAGTTAAACCCGAACCAGCAACTACTGATTCGATGTCACCAGCATCGTTTGTGAAACTGAATACACCAGTTGAACTGTTGTATGATATATCACCAGTTGCTGATAGAGCAGCTCTTGCTCTTGCATCTGTAAAGTAAAGGTTACTTGAACCTTCTGTAATTTCGTCTGAATTGTCTTTTGTTAGAATACTTGCATCAACATAAGCTTTAATTGATTGTTGTGATGCAGCGTGAGATGCACTGTTCGAAGACATATCGTCTTCGTCTTTAAGGTCGATTGCAATGTCATCTGCATTTACAGTAATACCTGTACCAGCACCGATGTTTAATGTTGCATCACCCGAACTTGCAGTACCAGTTAAACCAGCACCAGCATTAACTCCAGTGATATCACCTTGTTGTCCGTTGATTGTAAGTGTTCCAGCAGCGTCGTCATATGCTAATGATACCCCTGTTCCTGCTGTTAGTAAGGTATTGACTTGGTCATCGATGACCTCTAGAGCTGCACTACCGAAAGCACCTGCTACTAAGTCACCCGAACTATCTAGGACATCATTTGTTCCTACAGATAGACCGTTCTTAAGTATGAAATTCTTTTCGCCTGCCATTAGATAGTACCCCCATCAATAACTGCATTTGATAATCTAGTATCAAATGAACTGTTAAATCTACTGTCTGTGAAGTATAGATTAGTTGAACCTTCTGTGAGGTTATCTGAAGTAAGTAATGATATTGCAGTCGCAGCTAATTTTCCTGCTGAGGAAATAATTTCTGTCGACCCAACTGTCAGACCGTATTCTATTACGAATGTATTTTGTGTTGCCATTTATGTGTCCTTTTAAGGTTTACCTTGAGGGGTGATACATTTATTTATCGATTCTGCCCACTCATAAGTAACGTATTTTATGCATCTACTAAAATCTTTTTAAATTTATAGACGGTTGAATTTGTAGAAGCAGAAGTTACTCTAATTCTTAAAGTTCCTATATTGATATCTACTCCAAATGTTGCAAGTTCTGAACTCCCTGTAAGGACTGTACCGTACTGAGACACACTTGCAGTTGTTCCATTATGAACAATTGATAATTCTGTAAATTGATATACACCACTTGTTGCATCTGAAATAGATACTTCATACTTTGCACTTCTATATGCAGTAGTAGAGAATGTATCCATACTTGTTTCACTTGTAGATGTTGTGGTAAGTGTACCACCATCTAATCCAGCTGCTGATTGAAATGTTAATGTACCACTACCATTTGTAGTAAGTACTTGACCCGAAGTACCATCCGAGGTTGGATAATTGATACTTGCACCTGTTAAACTATTTGTTGCAGTCAATGTTGTTGCAACTAAGTCACCAACATGTAAGTCTGCTAATGCATAACCACTTCCACTTAAATTAACAGTGGATGTAGGTTCTGTTTCTAATCCATCAAATAGTTTCCATGTCGAATCTGTAGCATCTCTGAATAGACCTGTGTATTCACTTGCACCCCCTTCTCCACTTAAACCATCATTATAGTTACCATAGATTCCTATGTCTACTGTATCTGCAGTGGTGTTACCACTTGCAAGTTCTATCAATGAATCTGTAACCGATTGAGTTGTGGAATCTATAACTGTGTTAGTTCCATTTACAGTTAGGTCACCAGTGACTACGAGATTTCCACCAATAGATGTATCTCCCGATGTTTGGATGCCTACGTCTGCAAAAAATTTGGATTGAGTTGCCATAGTACTATTTATAGCAAAAAAAAGGGGAACCGAAGTTCCCCTTAAAAGAATTTAATCTTTGTCTATGCGTCTACTGTCGTCCTAATAAATTTAGTAACGGTTGAAGTGGTACTAGCAGGTGTGATTCTCAATCTGAGGTCATCACCACTAATGTCAGCATCAAATGTTGCCAAAGCAGAACTACTTTTTAACGTGCCGTATTGAGTTAGTGTCACATCACTTCCATCATGAACTAACATGATTTCAGTCGAATGAAACTCTCCCGCCGAAGACATTGCAACCACATACCTTGCAGCTCTATGAGATGCATGGGCAAACGTATCCAAATTAATTTGGGTAGTTGCAGTCGTAGTGGCATCACTACGTGTGGTATTCTTATCACTCATAGGTTTAGTCGTACTAATCTCATCTGTAGATGTATTATACTGTAAGACACGGATTAATTCTGCTATTTTAAATGCATTAGATTTAGCCATAGTTCAATCCCCCTTAAGAATGTCTAATTTGGAATGTATCAATTGTAGTGTTAGTATTGGCTGGAGTTACGAGTAATCTCATATTCCCCGAATCAACATCTGCACTCAATGTGAACAAACTTGCTGTTGAATACACATCTCCGTATTGTACGAAGTATGCATTCGAGCCGTTATTAATAAGTAAAACTTCACATGCATGTGTCCCTGCCGAAGCATGAGTTGCATTAATTACATACTTGATGCCCTTAATTGCAACTGCATTTGAAGATAATACTTGGTCTGCTGTGGTCGCAGTTAAAACAGATGCAGTATAATAACCTTGTACAAGGTTAGCTGCTTCTGTAATTGCTACTACTTCTAACACATCTCCACTTAAAGCATTTGCTTGTAGTGTGATGGTAGTACTATTGGTTGCAGCGTAGTCGACACTTCCATCGATTAACTTCACACCATTCAAATAAACTTGTTCCGTACCTGCTGTATAGAGCAACGCATTACTATTATCATCATTGCCTGAGATAACAGTAGTTGTTGAACCAATTGTGTAGGTAAACGTTACAACTCCACTTGATGCTTGAGAAGAAAATGATATTGCGCCTGAACCATCTGTTTGTAGTACTTGGCCAGAAGTTCCGTCACTAGTAGGAAAGGAGTAGGCATCATTAACAGAAAGAGTTTTAGGGTTAGAACCGATTTCAGTAATCGCTGCTGACCCATCGTTCTTCTCAGTATACATTCTACCATGATAGGTATTAATCGCGACTTCACCTAGTGATAAATCACCAGTAGTCGGGACTGCATTCTGAGTCGAACTTCTTTTAAAATTAATAACTGTTGCCATGTTACTCTCCTAGTATTGATTGATTAGTGAAATATTAATTAAAATGTTCCGCCGTCAATACCAGTGATAGCTACTGCACCCGAAGTTACCGTGAAGTTTGCAGAAGCAAAACTTGCGATACCTTTGTTAGATGTTGTTGCATCTTCACCAGCGACTGTTACTGTTCCGCCAGAGTATGATGCATCCATCCCTTCTCCAGCTGCAACGATAACGACACCAAGGTTAGAACCTGTACCAACTTCTGAAGCGATTGTAATCGCACCATCAGCATTAGTTACATCAATTCCTTCACCAGCAGTTAGAGTTGCAAGTTCCATGTCTCCATTAGAACCATTACCAACCATCAACTGTCCAGCTGTTGGAGCTGCACCATCGATAGATGTAATTGAACCACTTAATGCAAGACCAGTACCTTCGATTCCACCAAATGCTACATTACCAGCACTTCCACTGAAGACTGAAGATGTATCTGTTGCATCTTGGATAAATGTGAATTTACCAGTTGAATCGTCTAAACCAAAGAAACCAACTTTAGCAGCTGACCCATTGTGCCAGTTGAATTTGATACCTCTGTCTAAGTTATCGTCTGAAGTTCCTTCACCGATTTCAAATACAGGGTCATCAATTTCTACTGTTGTAGAGTTAACTGTTGTTGTTGTTCCGTTTACTGTCAAGTTGCCAGAAACTGTTAAGTTGCCTGAAGCTGCAATGTTAGTAGATGTGATGTCATCCGATGTAAGTGTTCCATCAACGTCTACGTTGTTGAAAGTTACGTTAGATGTTGTTGCAACTGCCTGACCAATAGCGAAAGTCGCTGCTTGACCCGATACAGAAGTTGTTACACCAGTTCCACCAGTAAATGTGATTGACTGAGAGTCTAAGTCGACTGCACCAGTTCCACTATCACCAGCAAGGTCTAAGTCCTGTGCTGTTACTTGTGAATCTACATATGCTTTAACAGATTGCTGAGAAGGAACTTTGACTGCAGAGTCAGAAGCCATATTGTCTTCGTCTACAAAGAAGTCGATTTTTCCTAATGTTACATTACTGTCTAGAATCTTAGCAGTTGTAACTTTATCGTTTCCGATTGTTACTGCACCACTAGATGCCATAGTAACGTCACCACTCATTGATACGTTGTCAAAAGAATTACTTCCGTCATGAACAAGTAGTTGTCCACCTGTTGGAGAAGAAATATCTGAATCCGTTGCACCTGCTAGTGTTGATGTTGTTGATAAGAATGATAAGTTACCACTGCCATCTGTACCGATGACTTGGTTAGCAGAACCATCCGCTGTAGGTAGAGTAAAGGTTGTCGAAGCACCTAATACGTCAGCAGCTTTTAATGCAACGAAGTTCGTTCCATTATCACTGTCTTCCATTAACTGTACACTTGCACCTGCTGTAGCACCATTACCAACTTTGAAGTTGGATGGAGTTGCAGCTGAACCTGCTAACATATCCGTATAATACTTACCACCGATGGCTTGTATTAATGGAGTACTGTTATCAGAATCTACGGATTCAATATAAAGTTTTGCTCCGGCACCCGAATTCGACCTATCCTGTACGTACGCTAATTCACCTTCCGAAAGGTCGGAGATAGCTGGTGCAGATACACCTGTACTTCTTTTAATCTGAATTACTGTTGCCATTTTTATTTTCCTTTAAATAAAATTAATTAGTTGTGTTTCTCGTTCACTATCCCGAGAAGTTGATTGCATAATATAGTCTGTCCACTCACAATGTGGGTCGTTGTCTCACTGTCGACAACCTTGATTTGTACTAGTATTTAGACAATTAAAACGTTCCACCGTCTAGTACGGTAGTTGTTGTCCACTTATCTGACGTTGCATCATATGATAAGAGTCCGTCATCTGTTTCAGATGCGTTTACGTCTGCAAGTTCATTGATTGATTTTGCAGTAATGTCTGTTGAAGATGCAGAAGTTCCACCCATAGCAACCTGTGTTGCTTTGATGTTTCCACCACCAGTGACTTTACCACCAACGGTTACAACTCTACTTAATGTTCCTCTAATTGCCATATTATCACCTCGTTACACTTGGGGTTACGATGGCTTGTCCTTCTATTACTCTAGTAGTTGTTGAACCACTAGTTACAGTCATATCATATACATAACGACCTGGCTCCAATGCTCCGCTTTGTGCATCAGTTAATGATAATGTTACCTTACCATCGGATGCTGATACTGATGTTGTAAATGTTGCACTTGCACTTGAGGAAGTATAAGTCTTTCTCATTTGTGCTGCTGCAGTATAACCTGTTAAGTTAAGAACATTTCCAGTTGCATCGGTTACATCTACAGTAATACTGAAGTCTGTATGTTGGTCGATGAATATGTTTGCAAGAATAGCCATGTAACTATTTATACCTTTTTAAGTTTTACTTAAATGTTAACCACCAAACTCGCCCTCTGAATACTGAGCAGTTGGTATAGATTGGTGAACTTTTCGTGCTGTTCCACTATCGTTTACGTGAACCTCGTCTAATTTTCTTAAAGTTCCACTATCGTTTACAAAGACACCTTTAACTTTTGCATGTCTAGGTATGACTCTAGTAGTAGTATAAGTGACTTGATATGTGAATGGACTTCTATGTTGATATGTTACTTGACTACCAGCATTATAAAAGAAAGGTGTTTGATTGTTTCTAATATTAGGTTCTTGTCCTTGTACTGAGTTTTGATAAGTGAAAGGTGACCTATGTTGATAAGTAAACGGTGTTTGTCCATTTGCAATGTATGGATATGGTAATTGCCTACTTCTAATATTAGGTTCTTGACCACTTGCAATATATGGGTAAGTTACATTAGTATTAGCAGGTATAGGGTTTTGTCCAGTTCTTTGATACGTAAACGGACTTCTATGCTGATAGGTAAATGGTTGTCGACCAGTTCTTTGATATGTGAATGGAGTCTGACTTGCCTTTACAACATTTGTCTGTGCATTGCTAGGATTTCTATATGTAAACGGAGACTGATGCTGATATGAAACAGGTGTAAGTGCTTGTCTTGCATACGTAAATGGTGACCTATGATTATAAGTTAACGGACTTCTATGTTGATATGATGCAGGCTGTCTAGCATTCACTGGGTTCCTATAAGTGAAAGGTGACCTGTGATTGTATGTAAACGGTGCTTGATTGTTTCTAATATTAGGTTCTTGTGCATTACGTATATTAGGTTCTTGTTGATTTCTAATATTTGGTTCTTGTGCATTCACTGGATGTCTATATGTAAATGGTGACCTGTGATTGTACGTAAACGCTGTTTGACTGCTCCTAATATTTGGTTCTTGTGCATTTACAGGGTTTCTATAAGTGTTAGGTTGCCTTGCGTTTGCAATACTTGGTTCTTGTCCATTCACTGGACTTCTATACGTAAATGGTGACCTAAAGTTGTACGTAAACGGTGTTCGACCAGTTCTATCATAAGTAAAAGGTTGTCGTGCATCCTTAGTCTCGTTTGACTGTGCATTTGCTATATACGGATATGGTTGCTGTGCGTTCACAATGGAAGGCATCGCATAATCAACGATTAACGGATTTCGATATGGATATGGTTGTTGTCCTGTTGCCATTATACAAACGGCCCCCCACCGCCACCGCTACCGCCATTATTAAATGCTTTTGCATAAACAGTTCCAGCACTATAACTAGTATACAATGATGTTTCTCCTGTTTTAGAAACTCTTACCACAAAACTAGTACCAGTACTGGTTACTGTTGCTTCTGCTTCACCTTGGTTACTCACAGATGCTGTCCAGTGAAAAAATGCAGCATTTTGTGTAGTCCCATTCCATAAATTATAATATGTATTTTTTGCTTTGTATAAATTAGAGGTTGTTGCATACTCATGAGGCGCAAAAGCGATGCCTTTGGAGCTATACCCAAACTCTCCAGTAGAATTCCATTTTACTGCCCATGACCACGTACTGTCAATTCCTGCTGGGGAATGATGGTTTATAGTATCTGAATATGTAGGGGCGTGGGAAGTATCTGTACTCTCTATGCCGTACCATTTGGCCTTAACAGTAGCTGCTGTTGTTCCATTATAAAAGAATTCCATAGCAACTTTGGTATTGCAAGCGCTACCAGACTGAGTATTGACTTCTTTATTCCAGGCTCTGGTTGGAGAGACTGGGAGCATTGGAGTTGCCCCAGCGTTAGCAAGTGTAGCAGCTGGGTTGCCAGGGCCCCAAATTGTAGTTCCAGTTGGATTTGAATCATCCCCATCGATACCATCAAATATGTAAGGTCTCTGAGCAATCAAAGGTTGTTGTTGTGATGTAGTTGCTGGTGTTTGCAAAGAATAAGTAAACGGGTTTCGGCCCTGTCTTGCATACGTAAACGGTGACCTATATTGATAAGTAAACGGTGTTTGTCCATTTGCAATGTATGGATACGGTTGTTGAGCACTCTTAATCGTAGGTTGTTGTGCGTCTACAGGATTCCTATATGTGAAAGGAGTTCTCAGTTGATATGTAAACGGAGTCTGACTATCCACTGGATTCTGATAAGTGAACGGACTTCTATATTGATATATCGCAGGTTGTCTTGCCTCTCTAATATTAGGTTCCTGTGCGCTTACAGGGTTTCTATAAGTGAACGGAGACTGGTGGTCATAAGTCAATGGACTTCTATGATTGTACGTAAACGGTGACCTATGTTGATATTCTGAAGGTTGACGTGCCTGTCTAATATTAGGCTCTTGTCCATTCACTGGATTTCTATAGGTGAAAGGTGTTTGACTGTTTCTAATATTAGGTTCTTGTTGACTTCTAATATTTGGTTCTTGTCCAGCTGCAATGTACGGATACGGCACCTGTGCATCACGTATGTTTGGTTCTTGTGCGTTTACAGGATTCTGATAAGTAAAAGGACTGGGATGCTGATAAAACCCAGGCTGTCTTGCATTTGCTATATACGGATATGGTTGTTGTGCAGACTTAGTCTCGTTTGACTGGGCAGCTGCAATGTATGGATATGGTTGTTGATGTTGATATATCGCAGGTTGCTGTCCCTGTCTTGCATACGTAAATGGACTTCTATGTTGATAAGTTGTTGGTGTCTGACCTTGTCTTGTATAGGTAAAAGGTTGACGTGCATCTCTAATATTAGGTTCCTGTGCGCTTACAGGATTGTTGTATATAAATGGAGACCTATACTGATATGTTGATGGTTGTCGACCCGATGCAGGGCCCTGAACTTCCATTGTTCGAATGTTCGGTTGTTGAGCATTTACAGGGACACGGGCAATGTATGGTTGCTGTACCTCTGTTGCTATATTTACAAATAATTCTTCAGACATATCATATCACAAACCATATGTGCCCAACTTCCGTACTCCCTACAGATGTAGGTGCGCTCGACACTATTTCATAATCCAATTTAATTTTATCACCAACACCACTGCCTGAGTGTGTTAACCCATCGCCTGGGTCGGTATCAAATCTCAATGTGTTTCCATCTCCAGTGTACGTTTCGGTAATACCAGTACCACCCACTGTCAAAGCAGCGACATCATCATCTCCATATAATGGTGGTGCATTTAGTAGAATCTTATCAGATGCATCGTCATAAGATGCAGTAATGTTTGTATGAGAACTATGGTTTAATAGACCCGATACTTTGTCTTGTGCGTATTCTTGGAAAGATACAGTGGCACCACTTACTTGGAATGTTAAATCACCAGCAATATCTACATCGCCATCGATGTCAACATTACCACTAATATCTAAAGAACCTGCGTCAAGTTCTCCACTAAGTGTTATGTTTCTGAATCCAGTAATGTCTTTATTTGAATCTACTGCAACTACTTTACTAGCAATTACAGTTCCGTTTGTTAGGTCATCGATTTTTTCTAAATCTGTTTGGTCTATTCTTGCAGCTCCGATTACGAATTCACTTCCAGCAATTATGTCTGTAGATGAAGTAATGTCTCCAGTTGTATCAATGTTTCTGAATCCAGTAATATCTTTATTTGAATCTACTGCAACTACGTTACTAGCAGTAACAGTTCCTAATGTGGTTCCGTCAAGATAGTTAATCTCTGTAGTAGACAAAGTTGCACCGTCTAGTATTTCTAGTTCGGCCTCATTTACTCTTGCACTTCCGATTACAAATTCACTACCAGCAATTATGTCTGTAGATGAAGTAATGTCTCCACCAGCAGTTACCGTTGAAGTTAAAACTGCAGTTGTACCACTTAGATTACCGTTGAATATTGTTGAGGTGATAGAACTAAAACCTGTACCCACACCGCCTGTAATCGTTGCTGTTGAATCGGTGAAGGTTGGTGCAGTGATTGTATGTCCAGTGTCTACTGTAAAGTTTCCATCATGCAATGTTTGACCATACATTGCAATTGTGTTTCCACCACTAAGAGCTGTTACCCTGTTGGCTGCATCTGCATAGTTACCATTTATAATAACACCACTATCGTTATTATTATAAATTGTATTTGCAGCGGTCTCTGTAAAGAACCCAATTGATTTAGCACCAATTGTAGATGTTCCTAAGTATGAACCTGTGAATGAGTATACAACAAGTTTATCACCTGCTGATGCACCACTTGTTAGAGATAGTTTGAAATAAACGTTTCCAGTAACAGAAGATATAGAATAATCTGCACCCTCTAATAATAGAGTAGAATTTCTGAATACTTGGAATCTATCCTTTCTTAATCTAAGTGGATTGTCGAAATCGTCAACTTCCATTGTTGTACCCAAACCAAATTCAGTTTGGCCACTTGTACAAGTATAGATTAACTCTTGAAAGAAGAAAGACTTGTCTTCTAAACTATTCAGAGCATCAATAACTGTTTCTTGATTCTCTGTTCTCAGGCCAGAAATATCACCAACATTGACTGCCAGTTCATTGTACTTCGTTCTAAACTCTTCAATAGTTGAGTATGTGTCTACTGTTTTTGCCATTACGTCCTATCCAATAATTGTTGAAGCATTCCTTTCATTTGTGATACTTCAGACTTAAGTGTGTCTATCTCTTCTCTCTGTGCTAGAAACCTTTGTTTTCTAACTTTATGTAATCTATACTGTTCTACATCTGTATTTATAATAGCATGAGAAGATTCTTCTCTATAAAGATGGGATTGTCCTTCGACTTTAATACCCATCTTATGCAAGTGCCATACATCTAAGTGCAGTTACCGCTGGTACTATAGATGTACTTGTTCCTTGACCTACTATTTTAACCACAAACCCACTAAACTCGGGTAAATCGTTTACAGTAAACTCGTACTCTTTAAAGTTCCTTGCATCTGACTCTGTAACGACATCGGGTGAACCATCGATGTTGAAATATTCAAAACCAACATCATCGAGTAAAGTTTCTTCATCATTCTTGATAATTTTATACATCAATTTAAGTTCAGTTGTTGGTGGTCTAAAGATATCTGCAATAACTTTTAAAGATGTTGCTGGAGTCTTAAGATTAACCTTTCTTGTAACATATACCATTGCATTATTATCACCCTCTGCTTCTGTTGATGGAATATATCCTGTACCAACTGGAAGGGATTTTGTGGTACCGTTGTTTTTAGTACCATCTGCACTGTCTATGTTGTTAATTCTGTTTGCAATACCTAGACAACCCGCTGCTTGAACATCAATCATAGGTGATATATTAGGGTTGAATGACATTAACTGTAACTGTAAGTCAAATGATTTACTGGATGACATCTCTCTAGATTCATTTTCGGGTGAAGCTACGATGGATGGTGAACCAAAGAATACATTATCATTCAATGTTACAAATCTGTTTGCAGTTCTTCTTGTATATGCACCCCCATCAATAATACCTTCGGGTGAATATTGAGGTGTTGTAAGAACGTTTGCACTAATGATTGTCCCTTTCAAGTTAACTGAAGGAATCATTGTGTGCAATGAATCAAAGTAGTAGTTTCTTGTTGATGTTACATTCGAACCACCACCTGTTGTTGTTTCGAATGCATAAGAACTTGCAAATGAGTATCCTGCTAGAGATGGAGTAAATCTAAATGAATCTATTCCTCTATCTGCAAGAGTGCTATGTAATGCATTGATTACTTCAATAGGACATCCACCTAAAGTGTCTTCGGGTGTTCCTAGTATTACACTTACATCTGCATTTGAACTTCCAATGTTTGTAATTGTAATGTTATCGGCTGCAGTATAACCCTGTCCACATTTGAGAATGTTTACATCTGTAATTGCACCACTTGATATGATGACTTCACACTTGATTCCACTACCTGTTCCACCACTATGGGTATCACCTGTACAGTCGATTGTTCCATCTGCTGGTAGTGCATCACTACCAATCTGTGAGAAACTTGTTACTACTACCGCAGAATTCTGTTTATCTCCAATAACACCTGCTATTGTTACATTATCTTTGTTACTAGTATCGTCATACAAACCATGCATGTATGAATACACTTTTAACTTGTTGTCTGCATATGTTTCAATTGGATTAACCTGTAACTTAGCTGCTGGTAGAGCATCGTTTTCAAAATGCACACTACCAACCTTATCAATCTGATATTTTGCAGACTTTATATCAAACTTAAGGTCATCTGTTTGTTCCGCAGTCCATGTTGATGCGTTCTGTGATAAGAACAATGAACCAGCGTATGGTTGTCCACTAATAGTTTCTCCAGTTGTTATATCTGTTTCACCCATTCTTGAAATAAATGCTTCATATTCATTTGAATTAGAATAGATAACAAAACAGTATTCAGTATCTTCTATCAAATGAACTGGAGAGTCAAATGTAAAGGTAGTTTTTAAAGAACCATCAGCTGATATATTAATATCATCGGGATTTTTAGTAACATCTGAGAATGGTAGTACTAACTGGCCTGGATATCCATTAACCATGTTTCTGATTTGTACTGAACAAGGCATGAAAGTATCTTTTGTTGCAAAGTATAAATCTATTGAGGTTAAATCTAATCCACCTACAGTGTCAACTAAGAATGATTGAGCAAGTGGGTCTCCCCATCCTCTTGGGTTACCACCATTAACTACTTGAACCATAGGTCTACGTAGTTGCAATTCAGGCATCTCTCTTCTATCTTGGATGACCATTACTTGTGGCACGTGTGGTGGTGTTGGGAATGTTATTACTGGCGGTACAAATACAACCTCTGGCGCTATGTTTGGAACCTCAAATAAATCTAACACACGTCGGCCTTCTTCCCATGGGTTCTCAATTGGGTCTGGAACTGGTATAACTACTGGGTCTGGCGTTAAAATCGGAGGCCCAGGCACAAAGATAGGCCCTGTTGGGTTTCTTGGTGGCGGAGTGTTATCAACTGGTATTTCATTAATTGGTCTTGGTGGTAACTCGGGTGCAGTTGTATCGTGACGTTCAGAGTTTAGTCTCTCACCTCTTTTTGAGAAGTCTCTTGTTGATGAACGGTCTTCTCTAATTACTCTTGCATTTCTTGTAGAGATAACTTCTGTTTGAGATGCTTGTAAGATACCTTGAGCAGTATATAATGTGGTTCCCTGTGAAGAAGGGTTTGCCATATTATAGAAACTTGATGTAATTCTCAACTCTCTTGTACCTGTTGGGAATCTTTGAACTGCAGTATTAGGCAATTCAAAATAAGCTCTTAGTCTTCCATTACCATCTGTTTTAAGGTGAGATGCAGTAGTCGTACCACTATCTTGTGAATAGGCTGCACTGTAAGGTCTTACATATTTATTTACCATTATGTTATCAAAGTAGAAGTAATGGTTTGAATTTGGTTTCAAGTTGGTTGCATCAATTTCAATAGTCTTTGCACGAATGAATGGTATCAAAGACATTGATACTACTCTATCATTTCTTGTTTCTACTAAATCTTCAACAACTGTAGTTGTTACACCAGTTCTTGTTTGAATTTCGGGTGTATCTGTAATCTCTCTAGTAATCTGTAACCCAGCAACCCATTGTCCACCTTGTAGTGGGTCTCCACTCCATGAACCATTAGAAGTTGCTTGTACTTCTGTAGATGTAGTAGTAGGTTCTCCGACCCATGTTGTTTGCCATGAGTTCCATACAGTTCCCAATGCATTAGCATTTTCAGCCATTACTGCATCAAAGTTACCCTCTCTGTTTACTGTAACTTCAGGCAGTCTTTCTGTGTCTTGCCAAATATCTGTATCGGGTGATAACTTAATATTACCAATAAATGCAAACACATGATAGGGGTTAACATTTATTGAACGTGATGCTTTATTTTGGTTCACATAACTAACTTCATCATATGGTAAAGTAATTATATCACCAGTTTTCTGATAGTTTGATGATGCACCTTCGTTCTGTGTAACACCAAAGAACTGTGTGAATGACTTAGGTCTTAACATACCCATTCCAGTATCAATAGCACAGTTATAGTCGGGATGGTTTACATCACCAATCTTGTGACCTCTAAAGTTGTCTACTAAGAAGCCTGACTTATATCTGTCGAAACCATCTGCATCTAAAATTTGTTTTGTTTGAGTATCCTTTTCTAATAGAGAAAGAGATGTAATTCTTTCAAGGTTAGTAACTCTGTTTTGTATCTTACCGATATCCTTCATGGTATATCGTCTATGGTCGAAGCTTCTTACTCGTATGTCTTTTAACTTGTTAGTATAAGCTGGGACTCTAATTTCGAACAATTGAATACAGTCGTCTAACCCTGCTGGTTTAGTCGGTGACAATGCTGGTGTTCCTTGAGATATTTCAAACTTACCTTTTTTATGTAAAAAGATTTTATCAATTCTTGGAACATAGAATGAGATGTCACCTTTAAGAGATGTTCCACTAACAGGAACGTCCACTGCGTTAGCATTTGTTTCGGAGATACCAGTTCTTGCACCTAAGAAAGAACGACCAGTCTCGTAACCAAATGGTGCATACACTGCTCCACTAGTAGAGTTTGATAAGTCAATTGGATTTGATGGGTCTTGTGAATTGTTTGTTCCGAATGTTGTTGTACCAATAATCTGACCTACCACTGGTCTAAAGTCTAGACAATCTGAAAGTTCAAATGTTCCATCGGGTTCTAAACCACCCAAGTCTACTTTGTTTGGAGAGTAAACTGGAATCTGAGAATAATCGATTGCTGAATATGAGGATACATCAAAGAAGTCACCACCACCCGATACTCTGAAGTAATCGAACAATACCATGATTGGGCCGTTAGGTGTTGGTTGCCCAGGCTTCAATGTCATTTTTGATAAGTCATAAAAACCATCTCTCTGACCATTGTCAAAGAAGTATCTATCTTTAATGTCGGGTGAACCTTGACTAATAGTTGCACCTAAAACTCCAACTGCAACGGATGTCTGTCCTACTACTGTTTCACCACCAACGAATGTTGCACCGTCTTTAGATGTATAATACCAATATGATGCATTACCACCACCGTTGTTAATGAGTATTGCTCTTGCGCCCGATGTTTGTCCTATGAGTTCTTCATAATTAACAAACGTACCACTTGATGTGGTAATAACACCGTTAGGTGTGATTGGTGTTCCGTCAACACCTTCGTATACTGCAATAATCTTATGTACGTCTGCAACACCTAATGTGATATCTTTATCATCGTATGCAGTTCCGTAGAACCCATTTGAAGTTCTAGGACTCCCTACTTTAAGACATCTTGCTTGAGATAATGCTTTACCTCTTGCAGTCGGGTCTGAGATAGTAACTGTGTAAGTTACATCAATAACTGCATTGTTATTTGATGATGCAACGGTGCATGCCAATGTTTCTGTTGAACCACTTGTAGTTATATTTGGACTCAAGTCTTCGATGTTTAGTACATCACCAGCTGCATAACCACCTGCTGGTTCTCTTACTGAGATTGCAAAATTGTCTGTGTTTCTTGCACCGAATGTTTCTCCAGCATTAGTAGTGATACTGAAACCACCACTGGAAACTAATTTAGTGACCTGTCTTCTTACTGTAACAAAATCTGGGCTGTGTGTTTTAACCCAATCTCTTGGCCATGCATGGATGTTTGCAGTTTGGTTTTGGTCAATCAGTTTTGCACGTCTTCGAACTGCATTACCACTGTATGAGTCTGTACCGCCAGAGGTCAAAGTTAAACTTGTTTCTGTTTCCACTGAAGCAATGGTATTAACTGCACCTGCTTGGTCTAATAGTTGGTCACCTTCTTTTAATTCTTTTATGAACTGAGTTGCAAAACCTGTAACGGTAGTGCTATTATCCATTGTAATTGTTCCAGCTAGAACTTGGTCTGAATCTAAGAAGACATCTCCAGTAAAGATTTCTCTACCAGTAACGTTTGGTAATTGGGCAACTGACCTTGCACGGTCAATGTTGTATGCTCTAACTGCAGTATTATTGGCTGCAGTAATTGTTGCATTGCTGGTTTGACCAACTGCTGTTATTGCATCATCAGTTATGAATGCACCCTGTACATCATGAACAAATAGTCCTGCTGTGGTACCACTTCCTTCAATGTGATGAACTATAGCACTTGCACCACTTACACTACCAGTGACTTTATCACCTGCTGTAAATGTATTTGTCTGTGTTCCAGTAATTTTAGTGAACATCTTGATATCGAACATATACAGATTGAATAATGTATCTGTACCATAGACATCATTTGTGTCTACACCACTGACATGGTCTACGTTTCTAACTCTTGCAGTACCAATATTTCCAGTTGAAGATAATGATGTAGCATCTGTGTCTGATATACCTAAAGTTGCTTTTAATCCATCATACAATAGTACTGGATTGTGTGGGTCGATAGTATCCTGTCCAGTTTCATTACCGAACTCGGGTAGACCATGAGCATTATATACTCGTAATTTGTTTCCTAATCTAATGGGTGCTGATACATTATTTAATGATTCTGTTGTTCTTGCTTTGTTTATGGTTAGAGTTGTTGTACCAACTTTATCAATCTCATATCCTCTTACATAAGCCTTGCCTGGCGACACCATGAATACAAATTTATCATCGTCTCCACCATTTCCTTTTGCATAAAACCCTAAGTTCTCACCAGTATCTAAATGTTGTCTTGTAGATGCAGTGAACTGATTTACAACGAAGTCACCATTTGCATCGAAGGTTCTTCTTGCAAGAGTGTTTTCTATTTCTGCATATTTTGTTTTATCAATCTTGAGTGTTATAACACCTTGGATTACTCTTGTTAATTCAACGAAAGATGTACCCAACACTGAATCTAAGGTATGTTTACCTAGTACTAGATTAAACTGTAATCTGTCTGCTCCACCAGCGTTCTCATTTGAGGAACCTGCTGCATTGTCTAATAATGAAAGGTCTGCAGATGAGGTCACCAATGTCTCGGTGATGTTTAGACCTACTTTGAAAGATGGAGCTCCATTGTATTTTTCTAACAGAATTATCTGTTTATCGACCTTTGTAAAAAATCCTCTTACAAATACAACACCTTCTGATATCTCTGCAATTGATGCTCTACCTAAAGGTTTTTCTGATATTGGTTGAATTTCGAAATCATTATGAGAAGCTGAATCTGCAGTAACCGTACCACTTGAATTGTAACCAACTAGTTCTAAAGTTTCTGATGCTGAGAACAAGAAGTCATTACTTTCATTCGTACCTTGTTGTACTGGTCTAACAAATAATGTTAGTTTATCGTCTGTAGTTTCTGCTGTACTTGTTACTACCTTTGCAACCACTCCACTAGTTTGTCCTCTGACATACTTATTATGAAATGATTCTCTATAAGTTTCTACTGCAGTATCACCAAGTGGGTTAGGATTTGAAGCCTTTACCTTGACAAAGAAAACTTCCATGTCGATGTTTGCTTGTGCGCCTTGGATGATAGTCCCTTCTTCAAAGAAGTGGTCTCCAAGTCTAGAAATTTGGTTTTGTAGAATTGACTGAGACTGTGTTAATTCCCTTGCTTGTAAAGGACGGCCTGCTCTATAAAGAACTTTATGAAATTTCTTATCTTCGGAATAGTCGTCATAATAAGGTGATATATTTAAGTCTGTCTTCTCTGCCATAGTCTTTTAGCCTTGGTATGAAAATGTAAAGGGGATTACTCCCCAGTATTACATTTCAATAATTAATTTAATATCTTCGATTTGGTCTGCAGCTCTTGAAACAGCACCACGGTTTTCGATGTACATGATGTTGCCTGAGTAAGCTTGAACCTCGGGGTGTGCAGCGTTAACTGAAGACACCGTACCAATGTTTGAACCACTCTTGTAAACTACGTCTGCTTGAGCAAAGTTTGCATAACCACCTTCACTGTTTGCTACAGGTATGTGAGATACAACTACTCCGTTTATAGAAACTATTCTAGAAACTGCTACTCCAACTCCGTCTGAAGATGCATCCATGATTAAATCATCGGGTGATAAACCACTTGTGCTTGATAAAGTCATTTGTGAATATGCTGTCATAGAAGGGTCTGAACCAATAGTTGTTGTACCCTTTTTGAATGGGTCTTGTACTAATCCGATTCTTCTGAAGTCATTGTCTGTTGGGAAATCTCCACCACCTTCACCAAACTCAAATCTAGAGTTGATGATAATGTAGTTTCCACCTAGTTCTTCTACTGGGTCTGCACCATGTCCAATGATTGGTGAAAGGATGACTTTAATTGCTGCCCCAGTTCCACCAGCTACTGCTGCTGCAATGTCTACACTTGCACGTCTGTAACCAGAGCCTGGTGTTGTAACTGTTACGTGTGTGATAGTACCACTGGATACATGTATTGAACATCTACCACCTGTACCATCTCCATCGATTACAACGTTTTCGTATGTACCATCTCCATCGGTATAACCACTGCCTGCTGAAGTTACTACTGCATGATAGATTGCACCATCTACTGAGTCATTTTCTACATCCCATTGTGCTGTACTATCATTTGTTGCAACGGTTCCTAATCCACCGTTCTCACCTGTTCCAAATATTTCGGTTTGAGCTCCAATTGTTTTAACTGGGATAAAGTCGTTAGTTACAAATTTGATTACGTCTGAAGCTGAGATTGAATACATGTATTTCCATTTGTATCCTCTACCTGTTCCCGCGTCTGCATCAGCAGTTTCAATAATTGCAGTTGAAGATGTACCACTAGGTGCTACAGTAGAGGCAACGACAGCACCGCCTGAACTTCTACCTGTTCTGATACATTTGTACACGTTGTAGTCTTCTGTCATCACATAAAATCTAGAATCGTAAACGTTTGATGCACTAGTTGCTGTTGAGTTGTTCCCAACTGCACCTACATCATGTTGATATTCGTCATAAGTTGTGTTTGCAGTCCAGTTATATCTAACTAAACCATGAGTTACATCGCCAGTAGGCACTTTCTTTAGTGCAATCATGTCTGACCATGCGTCTAACTCTTCACCAACTGAATTAGTTGGGTCTGTAGGTACTGCATCGTTTGGCCATGCAAATGACCTTCCTATGAATATATAAGTTGAAGAGGAAGTTTCTGCTGATGAGAAGTCCTCTTTGAATTGTTTCGCGTTATGTGTACGAAACTTCTCTGTGATTATTGCTGCCATTTTTATTTCTCTCCCGAAATTATATAATACTATTTATAACACTAACCCGACTTAACATAAGCGGAATAGGTCAAATTTGTTCTTTTATTTGCATAACTCTTCTCATATTCATCTGAATATCTATTTGGGAAGTAGTTATCAAAGGATGATATTCTCAGTCCTTCATATTTAGGTGTTTCCACCATTACGTTTCCATAGCCATTTTCTAAGATGATACCATCATCACTCTCGTCTTTTAGATAATACGATATGTCATATGATTGTTGACTTGATAACATATTTAGTCGTCTTAATGTTGTTCCAAAACCATAATTCTGTTCTGCTCTTGCATAAGACTGAGTTCTTTCTGATACAAAATACTCTTCTTCTCTAGAGGTGGTTGCATCTTCCAAGAACATGATTGTTCCATCTTCATATTGAATGAAGTCTCCTTCCTCTGCAGCTGTATTCTGTGCATGGGTAGGTTCCATTCTCATGAAGTTATCAATCTGTTCTTGTACAATCTTGTCTCCATCTTCCAATACTAACCTTTCATCACTGAGTGTTTGTATTGAAGTCTGTACTTTACCATCTAAAGACGTTCTTGTTGGTAATGTGATAAGGTTTCCAGCAGTATCATAGATATTACTGTTCATATTACCACCAATACCCGATATCTCTACGTGAGTTCCATAAGCATCTGTTGGATATAAAGATAATACCGTATCATATGAAGGAACACTTTTTGCAGCTCTTCCACCCATTCCAGCATGTAATGTACAATAATAGTAAAGAGTAGAAGGTGTTGTACCATCTACAATCAAATGAGTCATGTTATATAAATCAGCTGAATTATTGTGTGTGTAGTTTATAACACCACTTGTATAAATGGTACCACCACCGTGAGTTCCATCTGCGGTTGTTGAGAATTTTAGTACATGAGTTTTAGGAACCGTAAAGTAGTAGTTGTATCCTTGTTTGATTTGAATTGCACCTGCTTCATCGGCTAAGTCCATTTTAAATCTACCACCACTGACTGTAACATTTACATGAGCGTGTTTAGGATTGGTATCAGTTCTTGTTGTTTTTCTTTGCAGTGGTTCAGACTTAGAAACAATTTTAAAAATGTTTACGTGTCTAGCCTGTAATCTAGTATGATGCAATATGGATGAAGCATCTAAGACTCCATCTGGCTCAGGTGACCCAGCATCCACATAGAATGTTATTGGGTCATTTATTCTAGCAGGAGCAATAAATCTTGCATCCGTAATTTTACTTTCGGGTCTTGCTAGTTCGTTGATAACTTTAAAACCATCCTCTAATAGGATATTATTGTTTTCATATAACTTACCATCTTCTTGTGTCTCAAGAACCATGTAATCTGTAAGATAGGTTTGTAATTGCTTAAGTGTCTGTTTAGAGAAGTGGGCAAAGTTATCTCTAGAGTTTTCATTCTCTAGTAGATGTATATTTGATGTGGTATATAATTCGTTATCAACTGGAAGACCGTCTTCCAAGGCCAAGTGGTTTTCATTATTTCTATCTGAAGTTTCCAACAATACATTGTCTGTTGGGTGCAACTGCATAATAACCATAGGCACGAATGTAGTTGATATGATACCCATTCGGTTTTCGGGATTGAGGTCTTCGTCTGAAAAACGTCCTTCGGGTATGTCTGTACTTTTTACAACCTTTTGGATTGCAACTTCACCAAAGAATATATGACCAGCTGGATGTAGTAAATCTTTAACTACACTTCTCCACTTGTTGATAGATTCACCAACTCTAACTATATAAGAATGTGATTGATATCTATGACTATCATGTATGTTGGCTGCTGTAGCATCTAACCAAGACTTGTCACCAATGAAATGTTCTTGTACAACACCTTCACCACCAAACGTACCACGACCATTATAAGGGTCATCATACATTACTTCAAATGAATCTACATTGGCATATGCAACCCTTTCGTTGTTTTGAAAAGACCCCTTTAAATTTGTATACTTAAGAACGTGTCTGTCTTGGTCGTAACTAATAACTTCAGCAGTTGCTCCCGAAATGTCACCAACAATTTTTTCTCCTTGGTTTAGAGAGGATGTTGGAGTTGTAATCATCATAGGGAAAGTTGATGTAGGACTTGCGACTGTGTCTGAAGTAAATCTATTACCTTGGTCTAGAATGTTTAACTTTTCAATTGCACCAATAGTTGATGAGTAGGTAAACATTTTTGCACCGTTACCTGTTGAAACATTTTGATTACGAATAATTGCAGTTGCTTCAGAGGTGTTACCTTCGATTGGAGCTCCCTCTACGAACACACCAGTATGAGTACTATCCCTAAGAATAGTCATTCTGTTTAGACGTAAATCTATTTCTAAAATCTTTCCTGTAGCAGTTATACTAAAGTCTTGTATCTGAGATAACTGCTCACCTTCAACAAATGCACTAACATCGTCAAGGAATATATACCCGCCTGGATATACTTTAGGAAGAGTGTGATAACCAGCGCCAGGGTCTGAAATAAGAACTTCTCTGATTCTTCCATCGGTAGTATTATAGTTCATTGCTCTACCGTCTTCGTATACTATTCTATAGTATTCAATGACAATCTCTATAACATCACCAGCAGAACATGGTTCTGTAAATACTACTCTATCATTTTTGTGTGAGTAGTCATGAACTGTATGTGAGGTATTAGCCTTTCTTTCTATACCATTTTTAAATACCTTAATGAAGTTATCATTAAAGAATAGGCTCTTTCCATGGATATCATTTCCATTGAAAAGTGTTTGGTCTGCAATTGCAATGAACTCGTACTGACCAAAAGTTTCGTGGTTTTCTTGAATGACTTCGTCACCCACTGACCCTAAAACACCAGCTGCGCCCGAACCACCTGTGGCAAAGTTATCAAAGACAACCATCTCTCCACCTTCGTAGTTCGTTCCACCAGTTTCAATAAATACTCTTTCAACTCCACCTAGTGACAACCCACTTACGTTGGTTACACATTCTACACTGTCTAGGTTGTCCTTTGCACCGATAAAGTTAATCTTATCAGCATTACTATACATGGAACCAGCATTTCCACCTTCAAGCAGTACACCACTGCCATCTTCCCATAATAGGTCAAAGTCTACAGGTTCTTTTAAAATTAACCCACCGTCTTCTAATAATGCGTTGTCACCAGTTTCGGTTAGTATACTACCATCTTCTGAGTCCACACCAACATAAGTTGAAGATGCATCGTGGTTTATAGAATGTACTAGACCTTGAAGTACCCCAGTCTCGATGGTCACACCATCTCTATCGACTAACTCTACCGCTGCACCAGCAGTAAATGTTCCTTTGTGATTGTCTGTAATTTGTAATGAAAATTCATCGTTGCTGAGGTCAAGAACATATACGGATTCAACAACTGACTCAGCTTGAATTGTAGTTCTAGTGGCATCTTTGTATTCTACAATTTTATCTGTAGCAACTGGAAGTCTACCTTCCTTATCCATCTTGACATTTACTCTTCTTTCTTGAGAGTAGTTTGAATCAGATGCAAATATTGTTTCGTTGTAGGGGTAACGCACCTCGGCATCGTCCCCATATAGAAGTCTCATCAAGAATTTTAATGAGTCTTCTGTTCCCTTTTGTTGATATAGGTCTTTGATGTTTTTGATTGTGAGTCTCTTGTTCATTGTGAGACCCAAATCGAAAGCTGGTGCTAAATCTGTTTGGAAGTAATTTAAAAAATCTTCCGTTGTATGGTCGATATCAGAATAATCTAATAGTCGATTGTTTGCGAGAATTGTATTTTCTTTATATGAAACAACGGAAGTTTCTCGTCCACCTTCTCGTCCTTTAATGATTTCACCCTTGGCAAAACCTGTTCCCGATATTGTTTGTAGATACAATGTGTTATTATTAATAACTGTTATTTTAGAAACAGTTTTACTTGTGCTACCTACAATGTATTCACCAACTTTATATGGGTCGGTAAATGCATTTGTGCTATCATCATAACCATTGTATAATACTTTTGAACTTTCTTGGTCGGGTGATGGCGAGACGGTAGCAGTTTCCAATAACATGGAACCTGTACCGTCTTCATTTAAAATACCATCTATGTCACTCTTACTGAAATCAGATTTATTACTGACTTCGAAGACTAAGATTTCTGCTTCTAGATACTCAAAGTATGCATTGAGGAAAGCCTCAAACATCGGAGACTCTTCCTTCAAATACTCGGGAAGTAATGAAGGTAGTCTATGACTTAGTTTATCTATTGAAAATTCTTGGTGTGACATATTTTTAGCTTAACCTTAAGTTATAGTTGCACCATTCTTTGCCACAACAAACCAAGCAGTACCATTCCACATAAGTAGAACTGACTCTCCACGAGTATCCATCTGAATCTGAAGAGTTGTATCTGTGGAGTAACCCCAAGAAGCAACTTGAATCTGAGCTTTATGAGTTGAAGCTGGTTCAGTAGATAGTAGGATAATTTTTAACTGACCTACGTCTGTTCCGTTATCCAAAGTGAATTCAACATCACCACTGAATGCAGTTCCATCAATGAACGTTGCAAAAGTTGATGCAAGGTTTGATGCTGTTGCTGTCAATGTAGCAATATCATCTATCGCTATGTGAGTTGGAATGTTTTCAAACATCTGACCAATGGTCATCTTTTTGTTTACAGGAGTTCCGCCTGGGTTGTCTACAATGTGCAATAAATCATCAGCACCGATTTCTGAATCGGCAACTGCTGTTAATGCTGTTATTTTCTTATCTGCCATTTTTATTTCTCCTAAAATTGACTAATTTAATTAAAACCTCTTTCGAGGAATGCTACTCTAAGCACTGAACCTACAGTCTTAGACCACTCTATGCATAATTAATATGTCGAGGATGATGTGGATTTGTATCCAACACCAGCACTTGACTCACCACTTGCAATGGTGTCTACTTCACCTGTTACACTAACATCTGTTGGGTCGATATCCACTAGATTACCTAGTGTTGCAACCACATCATTACCTGCTGGTATAACTGTGAAATCAATCGTTGAATCAGTATTGACCGTTGAGGTAATATTGATGGCATTGATTGTTATTTTCCCATTCGGATAATCCACTGTACCAGCTGCACTATCCAAATAAACTCTGGCCCCACTTGATAAGTAGAACCGTCTAAGAGTACCCTTACCGTCATCATCGAAATAATGAACGTTAACTGTATCTCCTTGAGTATAGAAACCTGTTGTTTGGGTGATACCACCACCCGCTGCATTATATCCACTGTTTGGATTGTATAATGCATTACCGAAAGCACTTAAATAACCAGTCTCTTGTCCAGTCTTTATAGTAGTTGCTTTCCTTAATCTGATATTACATGTATTAGATAGTATTGACCCATCTGTTTCATCGATAGACTTAACAAGATTTGAATGTCTGAACACTGAATCAAAGTTTGCAAGATTAGTATTATCGAATGTGTTAATTGCACTCGTTACTAGTGTTACCAATTCTCCGTTAGAATATTGAGTTGCATTCTCGTTATACTTGAATACACATGTGATTAAAATTTTGACTATGTCTGCATCGATGATAGTAGGTCTAACAGTCAACATGTTTAGTTTGTTGAGTTTGCTTTGAACTAACTTCTTCTCTGTATCAGATAAGTAGTCTGCGTTCTTAGGTTTAAGTGCAATAAACACTTTACCATATTCGGGTGGGTCATTGTCTTCACCACCCCATACTGCAACTGCATCTGCATTCGGATAATACTCACTGACCTTTGCTTTGTAGTCATTCAGTGTTACCAGTCTGTTTTGAGATGTATAGAACTTCGTTGCTTTAAACTTGATAGAATCTATAGACTCTTTCTCTGCACCACCTGTAGCTGGAATAACTCTAGTTGTTCTTATATCTGAGAAACCATTGATACCACCCACCATTGTAAATAAGTTAGCACCATCTGCATGGTTTTCATCTACTACAATGTATGTCACTGCAATCGAATCCCCATCTTTGAGATTAGCACCAAGAACTCCATCACCAAAGTATAATTCAATATAACCTTCTTCGTTTTCTTGGGTATAGTATACTTTACTCGATGTTGTAATTGCAGAGATGTTTGTTGATAAAGCATAGTTAGATGATAAACCACCACTTGTAACTACAACACTCAATTTAGATTTGTCTACCCTTGCATTACTAAGTACAAACTTTGAATTTGCAATTTGATTATCAAAAACAAAAATGTCTGTTGCATAAGTTCCTTGTACAAGGTTTACGTCCGTGTAATTGTAAGTAGTTCCATTCTGGCTAGGTCTTACTGTTGATGATACTACAAAATCGTAGTTAGTTCCATCATACACTGTCTGAAAAACTGTTCCTCTCAATAGTTGCATTTCAGCTGTAGTTGGAGAAGTACCATTTGCATTTCTAACTCCACTACATGCAACATCAATTGTTGCTTCAGAGGCTGATTCAGACGCTGGAATGAATCCTAAATCCTTTGCACGAGATACTACATTCTTTCTCATCTGTGCAGAGTCTAGGAATAATTCCGAAGCTGCTATGTTTGTATTGATTGCACCTATGTGAGATGCATATGCGAGAAGGTCAATCAAGACTGACATGTTTGACCCTTCAAAATCATAATCTTTGAATTGAGACTGACCTTTTAGATATCCCTTTAGGTTATCTGAAATTGAATCAAAATCTAAATCTGTTACATTTATTTGTGAACTGTTTGTTGCCATCTTATCGTGCCCTTGTTACTGTGAATGTCAAATCGTTATTTGGAACACCCTCGTTAATGTTGTAGAATACTGTTACATCCATATTGTTGTCATCCACATCATCAAATTTTATAGTTACATTTGAGACTCTTGGTTCGAACTTCTCTATAGTATCTGCTAAGACTCTTTTCATTCTACGTACCTTTCTATCGGTATCTAATTCGAATAACATGTTTCTGATAGACCCACCAAAGTTTGGTTTAAATGGTCTTTCATATTTGTTGGTTAGAACAATGTTTCTTACTGCTCTACGTATTGCATCCGTATCCGTTTTAATGGTTACATCACCTGTGACTGGATGAGCTCTCATAGTGATATCCATATCAGAGTGTATGTTTTTGTTTGCAACGGTCTTTCCGTTATTTACTAGTTGGTCTGACATATATCTATTTATACTCGCTTACTTATTACTAACTTGGTTTTTCTGACTCATTCTTTTTACCAGCATTCGTACCTTGACCAGTATCCATAGATATTGTTTTGTGGGTATGAGTTGAAAGTTTAGGTTTATTATTCTGTAGGGTTTGTATCTCTCCGTCTGCAACTATAGATTTCTTATTAGTCTGAGCTCCAGTGATATGAACCGTACCGTCAACTGTTAGATTTGTAGTCATTTTTGTAGTTGGTGAAGTGAATGTTGTATTACCCACTACATCTGCATTTAGTGTTCCACCTATCTGTGCATCTACGTTACCTTCGGTCACATCTAGATTGACATTACCTTTTGATACGGTTGTGAGAACATTTCCTTCTGATACTGTCGTGGTCATGTCTCCCTTCAATATGTCTGTTGTTACATTTCCTTCTGCTACTGTTGTGTGTACATTTCCTGTATTCACATTGATAGTTACATTACCTTTCTCTACGATTATGTCTGCATTACCAGCTATGAAAATGCTCTCGTTTTTACACACTACTTGATAGTGGTCATTTACTATTCTAGAAACTTCTGACCCATCGGGATGTATCTCATGGAATGTTCCCGACCTGTGATGTATGTTTAGTCTTTCTGCAGTTGGAGTATCATCAACTTCAATTAGATGACCCGACTCTGTTGCTGTAACTTTGTTGTATGGGTAGACTGGTGCTTCTGCACTATCTAAGAATCCTTCTAAGTTGTCTGATAGTTTATGCTCATAAAGAGTACCCTCTTTAGATACACCTCTTGCAAAACTTGACAAATCAGATTGGTCGGTGTATAATGGATAGAAAGGCAAATCATCTTCTGTTAGTTCTGTCTCTTCAATGGTTGAACCTGTTGCATCATACTTGATGTCAATTGTTTTGGGTTCTTTGGGTGCAGTATCTAATGCACTCGTTAAACCAAACCCTCTTCTAACATCCTGTTTTGGATTGGGCCCATCGGATGTATCATTGTAATCTTCTACGGTTAACTTTCTAGGGTCATTGAACCCTCTATCAGTTGCCCTACTAATAAGTTCGTCTGTAACAGATTCTTTGTATCCCACTTGAGGGATACCTGCTGTTGTTCCCAGTATGATAGGGTCTTGTTTTAAATCACCATCTCTGAAATAACCAAATACTGTAGAACCTTCTATAAGTCCGTGTTGAGTTCCTATACCCGAAAGTGCAGCTGCAGTGGTTGGAAGAACTACTTGACACCACGGTAAATCGGGTGTTGCAATTAACTGTTTGTTGTCGGTATGTATTCCGTGTATACGTACACGAACCCTACCTATCATAAGAGGGTCTTGTCTGTCTTCGACTATACCATAAAAATAATCCATTATGTCTCCTTCACTGCTTTGTCACTTGATTCTATGCCCGGCGCATCTGCTATTTCCATTGTGTAACTTTCTTTAACACACTCTAAATGCATTATACCCGAAGCAGCTGCTGGTTCGAAATTTAAGCTCATGTCCGTAATCAAATACCTGTCATCGTTTAGATTGCTACTTACATTACCATCCAATGTTTCTGCGCCTGGAATTTTTAATTTAATAACCGTTCCAGCAGAGATGTCGGTTCTCAATGGTATGGTTACTATCATCTTATGTTGTTCAAGAATTTCTAGTAATGCTCTTCTCTCTAGTTTTGCATTGTCTTTGTTTTTAATTCCTTGGAAGACTTCATCTGTTGCAATGGAATCTGCATTATCAAATGTGTGGTTTGATGTGTAAGTATAATCTACGATAGTTTTGAATTCTTTATTCATTGCAAGGTCTACATCTACTTCAATTGTATCGGGTGATGTCCTATCATCTGATTGGTTGTGAGCAGATAGACTAACTTCATCTTCATCTGTTACGATAAGTGGGAAGCCAGAAAGATGTGTTCCTCTTGCCATGGTTTCCTTGTAATCATAAATCACATCTTCTTCCAATTTTCTAACTGGGTCATAGACTTTCATTGAGGCACCATATGCACCACCAATCATAGCACTAAGAGTATCCATCAATTGTGGTTTGAAGTAACTTAGAATTCTACTATTAAGACCGCCTGGAGCATTCAAATCTTTTTCATGTGTGTCCACATCTGCAGATGTTGGTTTAAATGAAAACTCAACTGGAAACTCTCTTTGGAACATTCCATCAATTGACCCGAATCTAAATCCACCATTAAGTGTTTGATAAAAAAACATAGAGTTTCTCCACCCATCACTTTTTTCTGAATGAGAGGTGGTGATACACCAATCCATAAATCGATTAACTGTCCAGTTAGGACAAATGAATTGATGGTTTGCTGGGGTAGTCTCTTCCCATAAGTCAAACTCTTCGGGATAGAAATGTGTTTCATCTAATAATGCATCTTGTAGCATTTGACCCTTTGTACCCCTAAAGGTTTTACTCAATCGTTTTTTGTTTACATAAAATTGTCTAGGGTCACAGAAGAACATAACAAATGTTTGTGTACTCTCTTTAGGTCTCTGAACGTTTTCTACTTTATAAACTCTAAATGACTTGTCAATCGTAAATTCCTTTGCAGCCTCTTCATCAAATCCTTCTTTCTGTTTAATAGATATACGAATATATTCTTGACCAGTAAATCTGTAGTTCTTTAATATGTCTAAGCCATCAAGAATAGATGCTTGACCTGAGCAGAACTTTGAGAATATCGATTCGTATAAGGTTACACCCACAGTCAAAGCATCAATAACAACTGACTCTCCATGTTGATTGATTAGTGTGAATGCTTCGATGGAAAACCCACCTTCAACAAAATTACCTTGGGCCATTATGAACTCATTATTTTATCAAACTCTTGCACAACTCTTCGGATGTATTGTGGTCTGATAATTTTTATTAATCTTTTTGTATCGTTTTTATCGAACTCGTCTTGCCAGAGTGTTACTGCAGTATAACCATTTACAAAAGTGTTAGACCGTAATCCTTCATCATTCTTGTAGTATGATATACCATCAATTTGATTGATTGCACTTAAAATGGTTGCAGTTTTTTCTGAACCTGTTATGGTGTCTCCACCAATAAAGTCTATTCTACCATCAACACCAATTCTATTATATGTAGGTTCCACTTTAATGACATGTGCTGTGTTACCAGTATTAGATTTAATTTCTTCTCCTAATAGGAACTTCCCATCTTCATCAATCATATCAGACGTATTACTAAAGGTTAGGTATTGGCCTGGGTATTTTTCCTTTAGATATGCTTCAAAGGTTGGAGTGTCTTTATGCCAGTCAAAATATGATTCCATTTCATTGACTAGTAGTAGAGTCCAGTGTAAATCACCGTTACCATACAATTTGGTTGCAACTACATCGGGTCTTTCTCCATCCTGTAGTTCATAGTATTCATAATCAATAACTTTGTGTAAAGCACCTTGGTCTATCTTTGACTTTCTAAAAAAGTCTTTGATGGTAATCCACTTACCATTAGCTAATTTGTATTGAGTTGTTGGAAAATTTTCGAAATATTGATTTGCCATAGTTTAACCCCCACCACCATTGGCACTTTTATCTCTATTTGATGCTGCAACGGTTTCTTGTCTTCTTTCAGCCAATGAGGTCATCCCACCACCTAAGTCTTGTTTCTTTGCTGACTTGGATATTGTCTGATAGTTTTCCTGTGTAAGTATTTTGATTTCTGTGAAACTTAGTGACATTTTTGTTGATATTGGATACCCATCTTCAAATAGTTTGTTTGAATGCGAGACGTTACATGATGTACATACCATGGGTAAGAAGTCATCAAATTTATCTGCAATTGGGCCCTCCCATTCTAATTTAAACATGTTGGGATAGTTGAAATAATTTTCAATTGCAGTATCACCTTCTGCTTCTCCATATGTGTCGGGTAACATTGCAGTCTTGAATCCCCATACGATATCTTTCACTGCAGTTGCTTCGTCACTATTTCTAGGGAAAAACTCATATTCAAAAGAAAAATCTCTGAAACCCACTCCTTCGAACATCTGTTCTTCCATAGGGTTGGCTGCTCTTCCAGCAAGGAAGTTGTTTGCACCGCCAGTGAGCATAGAACCTAGTTTGTTCATACCATCTTGGACTGCTCCCTCTAATGCAGTTCCAGTTGCTTGTAATGTTGAACCATCCATTTTACCATTGAATGAATCTTTTATCTCAAGTCCTCGTCTAATACCAGCACCAACACCTTCATTCTTGTAGGTTGCCTTCACATCCCCTTCACTTATTTCATCGGGAACATATAGTGCAATCTCAACTGATTCTGAGGACAATAAATTTTTGTTATTAGCACCATCTGCGTTTCTAGCAGTTCTAGGTAAAGTGGTGAATACAAGATAATTCTGTAACTCTTCCCCAATAGGGTACTGCAGTTCTCTAACTCTTGTCTCGGGTGATTTTTTCCCTTGTTGTTTTGCTTGTTTCGATGCTTTATTCTTCTCTAAAGAAGACCGTCTTTTGTCTAGTGTTGCTTGTGCTTCTTCTGCTTGTTGGGCAAGCTTGTCTGCAACATCGGATAATGACCCCGATGCTAGATTTTTTAAGTCGTATCCCTTTCCAGTAAGTTTTGCTTGAATACCCTTAAGAGATTTCACTGCACTTTTAGCTTGACTTACTTTATTGAGTATTTTGTTGATATTCGGCATTCAGAATCCCTATAAATAGTTCTTGTTAATTATGGTTACTGTTATTTATGGCATATTCGGGTAAGTTCAAACCAAAGAACTACAAAAAATACAAAGGAGACCCCACAAAAATCTACTATAGGTCTTTATGGGAGCGTAGATTCATGGTTTACTGTGATGAGAACAGTAATATCTTGGAATGGGGCAGTGAAGAAATCATAATTCCGTACATTTCACCACTAGATAAGAGACCACATAGGTACTTTCCCGACTTCTATATAAAGTATAAGAATGCAGCAGGCAAAATACTACGTGAAATCATTGAGGTCAAACCAAAGAAACAAACTAAACCCCCAAAACAACCCAAAAGGAAGACACAACGTTACTACAAGGAAGTTGCAACCTATGTTGTCAACGAAGCAAAGTTCAAAGCTGCAGAAAGTTTCTGCAAAGATAGGAAACTGGGTTTTCGCATACTAACCGAAGACCACTTACTACCGAGGAAAGAGAAAAAGTGAAAAAATTATATGTATTTGATTTAGATGGAGTCTTAATTGACTCAAAAAGTAACATGGAGAAGTCATTTATCTCCTTACAAACTGGAAAACCATTTGAAGACTACTTCAAGCACATCGGGAAACCCTTCAAAGACATCTTAACTGAGATGGGTATACTCACTGACCAAGATGAACTGATGGCACAGTACAATAGAGCATCTGCAGAGAACTCCGATATGATAAAGTATTACGATGGTGTCGAATCACACTTACAACATTTAAAGGCTGAAGGTAAAAAGTTAGCGGTGGTAACTTCAAAGCATTCAGGCAGAGCTCATGTTATTTTGGATGCGTTAGATGTTGAGTTTGATGCAGTCGTTTGTCCCGATAATGATTGGAGAGGTAAACCAGCACCCGACCAATTATTGATTGCACTTGCACATTGTAATGTAGACCCAAAAGACGCAGTCTATGTGGGTGACATGCAAGTCGATATGGATTGTGCAGACAGAGCTGGTGTTGATTTTATTTACGCAGAATATGGATATGGAGATATAGAATGTTGTTGGAACAGAGCAAGTTCAATCGAGTCGGTTTAATACCTGCCCGTTGGGGTTCATCTAGATTTGAGGGTAAACCCCTTGCATTAATCTGTGGTGAATCTATGATTAAGAGAACCTATGACCGTGCATCGATGTCGAAGAAACTAGACAAGGTCTACGTGGTTACGGATGATAACAGAATCGAATACCATTGTGAGATATTTAACATCCCTTGTATAAGAGTTGATGATGATTGTGCAACTGGTACAGATAGATGTGCAATTGCATCTAAACAAATAGACGCAGATATTTATGTCAACATACAAGGTGATGAACCCTTGATTGACCCCGAAGCAATTGATAGACTATGTGATTACTTTAACCCCACACTTGGTGTTGCAAATGCATATGTGATAATCAAAGAGCCATATAAGGTAATGGACAACGATGTAGTAAAGGTTGTGTTCGATTCACATCATTGTGCAATGTATTACTCACGTCTTGGTATACCTTTCCCACGAGGTGAGGATGCAAAGGTAAATCAACAACTTGGTTTGTATGCATTCAGTAAAGAACGTCTACAAGAATTCTCAACATTACCTATGCAGACTTTAGAGAGAGCTGAAAGTGTTGAGATGTTAAGGTTCCTAGAACATGGGTATAAGGTTCTAATGGTTCATGTAGATGATGATGGTCTATCAGTAGACACCCCCAAAGATATTAAACTAGTAGAAGAGAGAATTAATGGATATAACTGAGGATAAATTACAGAGTGCTTTTGAAGAGAAGTCTAAAACATCTATTCCTAAGTTTGCAACCCTAGGTGAATGTAAGCAATGGCACCCATATCATCCTAAGATGTTTGCAAAGAATTTGCTGGAAACTATACATCATAAAGATGTTGCAATCAATAGAACAGATGAAGATAGTAGAAGAAACGAATCACAGAAATTAGTGTGGTTAATCGACCAATACAAATCAGTGGGATTTTACTCTACACCCCAAGCTTGGATTAAACCTAATGGTAGGTGGAGAGTACATCCAGGCTCCGTTCGTGTAAATGCTATGATACAATGTAAAGCTTATGAATCAAAATTCGTCATTTGGGATGACTCAAATTATCTTCCCGACAATAAACAAGTTACATATCAAGAATGGTTAGACCAGTTCCCCATACCCGAAGGTAGGACTGCAAGGTTTTTTGATGTTGAGGGTATGATTGAATTCCACATATCTGAAGACCGTCCTACAATGTATGAATACTATCTAGACCTTAGAAAATTATATGATGGTAAACGTCCTAAACTGATAGGAACCTGTGATGATAGTATTAAAGATTTATTCGGAAGTGGCCCAGTGACCGTTCGTGGTCACATCACTGAAGATGAGTTAGGTTCCTTCCTAGAACTAAATCCAAATAACAGAAAAGTTACTGAAACTAATTTTACTATTGTAGGCTAAAATGCATAAATAGTTCTATGGTATCTAAAGTATTATCAACTGTAGCAAAAATGTTACCCGAAGAAATAGAATCGGGAACCGAAGATAGTCTGCAATGGTTTAGACAAAACGTCCGTGATTTAAAAATCAAACCAATAAAGATTATGAAAGGATTAGACACAGTCACTAATACTGGACTGAGACAAGGTGGAGTATACATGTTCCATTATGATGCAAAGTGGAAAGACACATTGCCGTATTGGGATAAGTATCCAATTGTCGTACCATTAGAATTATACAACAATGGATTTTTGGGAATCAATATCCATTACATCTCACCTACAATGAGAGTACCTTTGTTAAGTAAGTTATTTGAATTTACTATGGAAGGTGAGGATGATGATAGAATGCTTGTAGACTATGACTTGACCCAAATAGAAAGTGGTCTAAGAAATGCCGGGCCGTGTATCAAAAGATATTTAACATCTCATATCGGTGCAAGAATTGTTAAGGTACCAAGAGAACAATGGGAAACATTAATGATGATGCCAACAGCACAATTTAATGTAAACGCAAACACTGTATATGCAGACAGTAGAAGGAAAATTTAATGAGTATAACAATAGACACATTTAAAGCAAACTTTGATACAGGTGCAAGAGCAAACCTATTCGATGTTCATCTTATGTCACCATCAAGCCTAGGGTGGCAATTCTCAGAAGGTGATATGCTTAGATGTAGGTCAATAACTATGGAAGGTTCATCTGTAGGAACCAATACAAGAGACCAATACAATTCGGGATATGAAATCCCCGATGGAACTGTAGACCAAGGTGGGTTTGTTGAGATATCATTTCTCTGCGACCAATCATTCCATGACCGTGCATTAATAGAAGCATGGCATCAATGGATTTACCAAGGAACAGATGCCAATTCCAGAGCTGGGTCAGCACAGATACCAGTAATGAAATACTTAGATAGTTTTATCGGTACAATGGAAGTGTATGCATTGAGAAAGGATGAGACAAAGTCAATGAAATATACGTATTATGATGTGTACCCTTCATCATTTGATGCAATGGATTTTGGTGCAGACGAAGAAGGAATCTTAGAAATTACTGCAACATTCCAGTATAGAAACTGGACAACCGAATACCTAGTAGAAGAGAGAAAACCAAACAGAAGCTATCAAGAAGAGTATGATAAGTTACAAACTAAAAGGGAAAAATTGCCTCCGTTGAAAACTATAAATAGAGGTGGACAAGTTTTAGATGGAACGCTTTCAGCATTAAAAGTTGGTGGACGTTTCAATAAAAAGACTGACGGATACTTTAAGAAGTTAAGTCAAGTCGATTCAGCTGCAAACAGATTTAGAAATATATTTGGTGGCGGTTAATTACAATATGGAGTAAATTATGGGATTACCAATCCAATCAGCACCCACCTATACGTGTGTGCTACCAAGTAACGGAACTGAAGTAAAGTTTAGACCGTTTCTTGTAAAAGAACAAAAGGTATTGATACTTGCACGTGAGAGTGAAGACACTGTACAGTCATTAAGAGCTGTAAAGGATTTAATACATGCAGTGACTTATGAAAAGGTAAATGCAGATGAACTTGCAATGATAGATTTAGAATATCTATTCTTAAAGGTTCGTTCTGTATCGATAGGTGAAACGATAGAACTATCGTTAACATGTAGAGACCAAGAATGTAATGGGACTGAGAAAGTTTTAATTAACTTGGATGAGATTGAAGCAAGCGGGGAACAACCTACAACCAATACAGTCATGATAAATGATACTGTTGGTATTGAAGTAAGAACACCGTTAGTTAAAGACATCAAGTTAACTAATCAGAATCAAGCCGATGCAGATGTTGGTTTAGATGTAGTTAAAAATTCTATCACATCTATTTTTGATGAAGAGCAAGTTTATGATAAGAGTGATATGAGTAAATCTGATTTAGATGACTTCATTGATTCTCTAACTTATAAGCAGTTGGAGTTATTAGGAGACTGGTTTGATGACCTACCTAAACTTTCTCATACTGCAGAATGGAAATGTAATGTTTGTGAAAGAGAAAACAAAAGAGTATTAGAAGGTATAAACTCTTTTTTTTAATGGCTCTTTCTCATGAGGGATTAGTAAACTATTACAATACTAATTTCCAAATGATGCAACATCACAAATATTCATTGAGTGAGTTAGAAGACATGATGCCATGGGAAAGAGAGATTTACATTAAGCTCCTTTTGAACCACCTTGAAGAGGAGGCCGAAAGGAATAAACAAAACAGATAATATTAGAGGACACACTAATGAGCGAAATAGATAAATTCTCGGGGGACATGAGTCGTAACGAGGTTGAAATTGACTTGAAGAAGTTCATGGCAATGGTAACAGAGATTGGCGAACTTAAACAAGAAATTTTTGAATTAACAAACGAAGATAGAAAGAACCCTTGGCAGAAATGGATATTTGCAGCCAAGACAATTGATGCATGGAGAATTATACCTCGTGCATTCCTAGGTATTTACATGTACCTACTTTATTATGCAACATTTTGGTTCATGGACTTAGCAGACCCAACACTAGAACAGTCGGGATTGATTTCCGTACTAGTCGGTGCTGGAGCAGCTTGGTTTGGACTATACACTTCAAGTGCAGCGAAAGAACACGGTGACACAAACCCCAATTAGGATATAACCAATGGCAGGAAGAGACAAAGGAATTACTGAAGCAGAAAAAGACCAGCAACGCAAATTAGAAACATTAAATACCAACTTGGAGAAAGCTTCGGGTAAACTTAATGGTACTTTTGCTAATCTTGTAGCTAATGTTGCTGAAACGAATAGAGAGTATGCTCTTGAGCTTGCAGAAAAGCGTCTAGAGACTCGTGCTACATTCTCGGGATTTCTTGCAAGAAGTAAACTTGCTGCACACACTAGAGAGTTTCTGGCAGATAATGCTGACTCAGAGAAGGAAAGAGCAGAATTAAAAGCAAAACTTCTAAATGACGAGAAACTTGAAATTAATCGTAACAAATCACTAAATGCAATGAAAGACAAAGTGTTTAGTAAGCAGTTCTCTATTGATAACAATATCACTATGGGTATTGAAGACCGTCTTAAGAAACAAACAGAGATTGACGCGATACAGCAAGAGGTTGATGCAAAGGAATCTGAAATTAAGAAGTTCCGTGCGAAACAATTTGCAAAAATTAGTAAAGAAGAAGAACAAGCACAGGAAGATTATACAAAGATGCTTAATGAGGCTTCTAAAAGTGAGGACTTTGATAAGTTTTCGGGTTCAGTAAAGAACCTTACAGGTGGTCTTCTAGATATCGGTGGTATGCTTGATGACGTTGTTAAGTTCGGTGAAGATTTACAAAATGTTGCCAAAGGGATTCAGAGTGCATTTGGAAAGATTTCCGAGCTCAGTAATAAACTTGGTAACTTTATTGGTGACAGTCTTAAAAGCTTTGCAAGTGAGATAGGCAATTTCTTCAAAGCTGGATATGCGAAACTTGAAGACCTACCAATAGTTGGTGGTGCTTTCACCAAATTGAAAGATATAGTCATGAGTCTCATAGGTTCTATTGGTGCTTTATGGTTAACCATGAAAACTAAGATGAAAGATTTAGTGAGTGGTATTAAAACTAAAGTTAAAGATGGTACATCTAAAGTCGGTGAGAAGTTCAAATCTGCAAAGGAAAGTATTACTAGTAAAGTCGGAGAGAAGTTCCAACCTGTTAAAGATGTGTTCTCTGAGAAAGCAAAACTCTTTCAAGGTAAGATGTCTGACTTAGGTAACACTATGAAGAACGGTGCAAAGACTATGGGTGGTAAAGGACTCAAAGCAATTAAGATGGCACCTAAGATGTTAATGAAAGGTGCAACAAGGTTTGTATCTCTACTTGCACGAATCCCAGCAATGTTAGCTGCAATCCCAGCATTACTTGCATCACCGTTTGTATTAATCGGTGCAGCGGTTCTACTTCTTGCAATTGGTTTAGTTCTCGTATGGATGAAGTTCAAAGACCAAATCATGGAAAAATTTGAAATGATGAAGACTAAGGTGACGGAAGTAGTTACCAACATTGTAGATGGTTTCCTAGATGTCTGGCAAAGAGTAAAGAACTGGTTCTCTGATAAGGTGTTCGGTATTAGAAGTTTCTTAGGTCTAACCTCTGAGGAAGAAGAAGCAGAACATGCTAAACAAGAGGTAATCAAAGAAAAAGAAAAAGAAAAGGAAAGACTTAAAGAAGAACAAAAAGAAATCGCCATGCAGGCAAAAGAAGCTGAAATCGATGCACAGTTAAAAGCAGAGTTTGGTGAAGACGCTCTCAACTGGGGCTGGGGTAGAGGTGACTCTGATGCAAAAGATATGAAGAAACAGATGATGGAACAAGCAGAAGCTGACATTGACCAAGACATGGCAATGGATGATATCTCCTCTAAGGATTTACTTAAAGAAAGGAATCAATCTGAAGATGATTATGATAATGTTCAAAATGTCATAGATGCAAGACAAAAAGAAGTTGAGAATAAGGTTAAATTTAGTAACTTAAAAATCAATGGTGAGGATGCAACCGAAGAACAGAAGAGAGAGTACTTTCAAGAACAAGCAGACAAGGGACAGTTAGATGGTCGACTGGGCGGTGGACTAGAAAGATTCGAAGGAACAAAAGGAGTAACCACTCAAGAGCTTCGTGAAGAACAAGCAGCCGAAGTCTTAGATATTAATAGAGCTCAGAAAGAACTCGATACAAGAGAAGACTACATCCCAATGAACAGGGGTGACAATGCCACAATAGCGAGAAGAAATGAACTCCAAGGAATACAATCAGATGATGAGGTCTTTGGTGATGGTGAAGGTCTTACAGAAAAAGAGAAGATGGAACTGACTCGTTTAGAGAGAGACCAAGGTGATAGGATTAAAGACTCAGCAGACCGTGCTAAAGAAATGGGGCCCAAGAGACCCGACCCTAGTATTAATACATCTGTTGCACAACAAAACACTAATAACAATGTAACTAACAATACGATATCTGCATCACCTAATCCTAGACCCACAGATAGAACTATTAATAGAACTGCTACTGTAAATCAGAATTAGATTAAGTCTGGGCCTCTAAGGATATCTGCTTTAGATACCTTTCGATTGTATTTGGTTTTGTCTTTTTGGACTTGAGTAAGTCCATGTGATGGTGTAGTCTTTCTAACCTTTATTTCAGTTTTCTTCTTACCAAAGATTGCTTCCCAATTATCTGAGTATGCTTTCTCGTTAGAATTTCTACGTTTAGAACCTTTTCCGCCATGCCATTGTTCTGCCATAATCTCAACCTAACGGCCCTCTGAATCCACGTCTACCCATTGATGCTCTCTTAGCATCTAACTTCTTACGTCTTTTTAGTTGTTGGTTCTTTTCGTTTTTGATAGTGTTAGGTTTGATATGATACTTCCTATCCCTACACTCTTGAACTATATTTGCCCTTTCACATTCCTTTTTGAATCTGCGAAGTAGTTGGTCGAACCCTTCTACGTTCCGATTCTTTGGATTTATTTTTGGTGTTACACTTGGCATAATTGTTCTCTTAAAAAGTGTGATTTCGCCCCGCGCCTTACAGCAACCCGCTCTTCACCGACCAACCCGCTATATGCTGTTAGTCTTTCCCTTACTGAGTACCCCCAATTTTTTTCCACGGTCTCAGTGATGCAGTCGTCTTTTTTCAAGGACACATTTTGAATATACACGACTGCCCCATTATAAGAAACTTAACTACTAACTATCAGCAGCCAGTTTCTTAAAGTAGTCCATCGCATCATCTTCCGTATCAATCGGAGTAGATTCAGCTGATGCAACTACAGGTTCATCAGCAACTGACTCTTTGTTTACATCTGCCCAAGGAACTTCTTCCATGTCATTTGCAACTGATTCAGCTGTTGAGTTAGTTACTGCACCTGTTAATCCAAGAACTCTATCGAGTTTCTCTTTTAACTCTTCGTAAGATTTAAACTCACTTGGTGCAATAATTCCACTTAAGCTATGTAGGTTGTTTACCACATCTACAAGCTTTTGCTCATCATCAAATAAAGGTGCTTGTGTATCAAATTCAGATTTGTCATAGTTCCAGTAACCATCTACCTTTCTAATTTTAATCTTAAAGTTTGCACCTTCTTCTCTGAGGTCAAAAGGATTGATTGCTTTCTCATCTTCAAATGCTGGTGAGATTGCTTCCTTGAGTGCTTCAAAGATTTTTTTACCGTAACGATATTTGAATACTTTACCTTCGTTAGCAGGATTTTTAGGGTCTGAGATAACAAGGATGTTAGACACATAATGTAAACGTCTTTTCTGTTTACGTGCTTGGTCTTTGTTTGCCTCAACACCAGTATTCCATAACTGAGTATTGTATTCAGACACAGGGTCTTGTTTATTGACAGTCGTTAAAGACTTCTCAATATACCATCCGCCTGGGCCTTGGAAACCGTGGTCGAAATAAGATACCCATGGCATCTCTTCTCCCTCGGGGGTGGGTAAAAAACGAACTACAGCGTAACCGTTACCACTCTTATCGAGTTCGGGTTTCCACATAGTATCGTCTGAGTAGGATTTTTTTTCTCCGCCTGTTGGGGAAGCTGTTTCCATTGCAGCTCTTAGTTTATCTAAACTACTTGACATTGTATTCTCCTATTGTATTACAATTGTATTTGCATTTTATCGCATTATATCAAGATACTCGTAAGTATCCATTCTTCACTACTTTCATAGTATAATTCATTATAGTCTACTTTCATGAAACCGTCAATAGGCTTTTTCAATAGACTGTAATGTATTATTTAGGTAAAGCTAAAACTCTTATGTGGAACATATTTCTAGAAGTTTTGCTTTGTATTTCTTTTGGTCGTATGTTACAAACGACTTATATTTGTTAATTCTAATGTGTAAGTCGGGATAGACTACCTTCTCTGAGATAAGTCTTTCCCAATCTTTAGTGAAACCAATTATCTCATCCATGATGCAAATGGTTTCTAAACTTACATCCTTACTCATGTAAGCTTTCAGTAGTCTAGGGTGTTGACCATCTACTACCTTAAGTTGTGTTTGAATCTTGAACTTTCGTATCAAGTCATTCACCTCTGTTTCAAACATATAACCAAGCTTCTGATTTCTCTTCTTCCATTCCTTATATCTCTTATCACATTCTTTGTCTAGAAGGTCACCCGCCCAGAAATCTTTGTAAGATAGATTTGCAATGTAGAAGTCTTGTAGTTCTTGTTTATATGTTCTGAACAACTTACCAAAATGGTATTTGTCTTTACGTTTAAGAAAGGATTTGATATCCGACTTTACTTTTCCGTTGTACTTGACGAAATCATAATCCTTAGAGTGGAAGTGAAGTTTTATACCTAAGTATAAAGTGTACGCATCATATCCTTCTCTAGAAGTCATTAAGTAATAATCTTCTTCTCTGCTGGAACTTCAACTCTAGGAGCTTCTTTCTTTCCTGTTGCAATGTCATATGCGTCAGCAACACCTTTGTTTGATTCTGTCACAAACACATAGTTGTTAAACACAATCGACTCGGGAGCTTCACATCCTGTTACCGCTACACCTCTTGCAAATCCCATCCCACCATCGGGGTTTGAAACTATCATTTTTGGTTGAGTCAATGTAATAGTTGTATCCAACTGACTGTCGAACTCACCTACGTACTCACCACTAATTGCCACTACTGTGACTGTATCACCTTTTTTCATAATTACCTACTTGTTAAAGAAACCTGTAATGGTTCCTTGTGCTGATGAACCCCTGTTTATCATTTTCAAACCAGTTGCTTCTGCTTCTAATTTTTCTTTGAGAGGTTGGGATATTAACCTCTTTGCTGATTCGGGTTCGACCTTGTTATCGTCACAAACTTTTATGATTGCTCCCATAACATCTGTCTTACCACCTATCAATAACTTTTCCACTTGTTCCGTAAATTCTTTTTTACTTATCATCGGTACAGTGCCTCTCCGTCTTTGATAAACGAATGTGTAACTTCTGTAAAACCTTTTCTATCTGAAATCCAATCCTCTTCATCATCAAATGTTTCTGAGTACTCAATGAGTTCTCTAATAGCATCATCAACATGATAACCATTGAGGTGTGCATAGTGTGGGTCAATTACGTTTTCTATTTCAAAACCAACTTCGACTTCTCCATCCTCGATGAACTCTTCAATCATGGTATCACATATACCTAAAACGTCTAGTGCTTCTGCACTGATTCTCTTTTCTTTTATTAATGAAACATGATGTCCTTCATGCACTCTTATTCTGATATCTTCCATATTATACTCCGTGAAGGTTACCGTACTGTTCTCTTAACTTATATAAATCTTCAACATAGTCCATAGGGTCTGCTGAGAAGATTTGAAAGCTCCCGTTTTCTAGACTCACAATAGCAGTAATCTCTTCGATTGGTGTTCCTGTAAGTTCTTCCACCATAACTGCATATGCAGTCATTTGATAGAACCAAGGTTTTGCCATATACTCTTCCTTAAAAGAAGCTGAGGTCTTGAAATCTATAATGGATAATGCATCTTCGAACACTCCGATGCAATCCACACGTCCAGCCATTTCCAAGTGCCTAGAGAGCAATGGTGCCTCTAAAGCAATCGGTACTATTTCATCTAGTACTGGTTGAACTCCTTTAAATCTGTTTTCTTCGATGATGTCGGTAAAGGTCAATTCCTTTCCTTCATATCTTAGGTAGTCTTCTACGACTTGGTGGAATGATGTACCACGTTTGGCTGCACCAGTTGATATACGATTGGCTGTATCTTCACCAACTCGTTCTCTCCACAATTTGATATGTTCTCGATTGAGTAAACCAACAACGGTTGTTACACTTGGATAGTGAAAGTCTTCATCACCATTTGTGTAAAATCTCTTACCGTCTTTTTGAACGGTATGTAAATCTAAGTGTTCTAATTCCCACAGTTCTAATAAATTACTCATAAGTCTATTCTACTTCTTTCTTGATTGAATGTCTAGATGCTTTTTAACTATTTCTTTAGTCTTAACTTCTTTGACTCCACGTTGTCTATGTCTGTCCATAGGTGAGCCTGGGTTTGCAGAAGAAATTTTATTGAGGACTTCTTTGAAGCCATTATCAAGTTTCACCCTGTCACCATGACCACCAACAATGCTTGGCGTTCCAAGTATAACTTGTTTGAGGTGTGGGTTGTCTTCTTTGAATTGGTCGAGTTTGGTATAAGACATATTATGCTCTTCAATCTCACCAGTTTCATTATTTAAAAAATCATATAGAGGCATACATAAACTCGGGTGTTGGTCTTGCAGTCCATACTGCAAAATCTTTTTTGTATTTGTTGTAGTATTTATGGTAACCATCTATAGATGATTTCATTTTGACATCATCGGGCATACATTGAGGTGGTTCTCTCCACGCACAAAGGTCAATATTGTTTGGTAACTGGTTTAGTAAATCCAGTAGTTTTTCCTGCGTTAAATGGGCCCTGGCATAACGATGGGTGTACTCCTTACACAAAGCTGCAAATAGGTCATATACAAATTGGTAGTGAACTGCGTTCTCTCGAACCCATATATTGGATGGGTGGTTGACGTGTGAAGCCTTGTATAAGTTTTCCATTTCACCTTCAAGTCTCCATCTTTGAATTCTACGACCACTCGAATCGTCAATATAATGTTTACCATCTAACATTCTATGTGCAGTGGACAAAAGCTGAGCGTATTCTATAATCATTTTGACTACATGTTTGTCGCAATGTAGTTCAGCTGCAATTTCGGGTTCTTCGTGTAAGTAAAATATATTCATTTGTAAAAGATGTGGTTGTTAATAGTTACAGTCTCATTCAATGAGTCTGCCCAATACGGATGTACACTGTCATTATGATAATGTGTGGCACCCTCGGTGATATCACCGTAATTATTCCATATAACTGCCCTTGCAGTCATAAGTGCAATATCCCATGTGACACTATCTTCGGGTATATCGGATTTACCATCACAAAACCACGAAAATTGACACATATGCCTCACTGGCATTGGATTGCCTTTCCAATTGGTGGCCCACTTGGCCTGAAAAACAACTGCACAAATATCATCGGGGTAATCTCTACTTTTTACTCGATTTTGCACGACTTGTGCTACTGCAATTTTACCAGCTACCGGCTGATTACCTGCTTCGAAGTAGATATTCTTTGCCATGCAGAAAATTTCACCATTTGGGTCGGAGGCCTGAACCTTCTGAGAGAAGGAACCAGTCAAAAACCCTAAAATTGCACCAAAAACTAAATAGTAATGTCTCATTTTCATGATTTATACTCCACCCAAGCCTTAAAAACTGTTTCTGCCTGTTCCCTAGAAAAACCGAAGTTTTCCCTTAACCATCTTGGGGCTCCAAACATGTTAATTTCACCACTTTCCTGTAATAGGTCTAATTCGGGAAACCATTCTGCTGGTTCGAACGGCAAATCTGCCGATGATAGTTGATTTTGGTTCAAATGAAAATTACTCATAAGTTTTCTATCTCCTTCAGATGGAACTCAACGTCCTCGTCTGATAAATGTCCTAAGACATCACTAGTTACACTAGTATTATAACACAACTCACCGTTTTTGAGAACCGCCAATTCCCATAAATCGTTTTTTCCGCCATATGACATGTCATGCTTGACTACACTGGCACCGTAACCATTATGAAACTGGTGTACAATCTGTACACCGTTCAATTCTAACATTGTGTTCTCTTCAACAATCACGTGTTGTCGCCATCTTTATATTTGACATCATCTTTGTCAAACTGTTTACGTTTTTCCCATGGAAACGGTTTATTAATGTGTAAACCTGCGAAGGTTAAGGACGCCATAATTACACATAAGAGAAACCCACCAATCGCACTAATTTGTACTACTTCCTGTTCCATATTAATACCCACTCGTTGTGTGAGCGTATTCATCGGGACAAGCTTCTTCCCCACAGATGCATACGTTCTCATCAAATTCCAATTCCGTTTGGAATGGATTCATATCAGCAGCGTTGGTAGTACCATACGTTGCTAGATTCATGACATCGTCGGCTGTCAATTTACCTTCTGTACGTTCTGCAATTAGTTTTGCACTTTCGTAATCTAAACTCATATTATTCTCCTATGAATTTGCATTGTAGTCGGCTTTGATATTACCACCAACAATTAGGTTTACTAAATCATCTGCAATGTAGGACTTTCCACCTACATGCCATTGACATTCGTTTAGAGGGACATGTCCGTCCTTCCAGTTATAAATCGTGACCAGTTCACGGTCATAGTCATAGTCTTCCATACCTTCTTCTTCGAAGTACTTGACATTCAGCACCCACTCGCAATTAACCTTTGCATATGGGTCTGCATCTGTGTAGGTTGGTTTACCAAACAATGACACTAGAGTGTCATAACAAGTGGTTACATAACCTTTGAGTGATGTCCCGCCGACACCCTCTGATTCAATTTCGTATTCTTTTATTATCATATTGCATTTACCTCGCTAATTAATTCTGACACATCGCCCACCCATGTAGGATTGTCGATTTCATCGGAACGGAAAGTTCCCTCGATTTGTTCAATCGAAGTGATGTAGTCGAATGAACCATTCAACCCATTATACCTATTGACATGTTTCATGACCAATGCAGCTGCACTAGCCTCAGTCAAACTAGGTGCATGGTAGTAAGAGTGTTCGCCCTCACCATAAGCATTCTCCTCGTACACGAGGGTTTCGACATCGAACCCAATGACGTAGTCTGACCCGCCCTTGAACTTATGGAAGTTGTCCCCATACTCTTCAAGATTTTGGGTGGTGATTACATATTGGTTTCTCATAATTCTTTCCTTTGTTTTTTCATTATATACATAGTATATCAAAAAGCCAGGGCCATTGTCAAGGCATTCTTAATTAAAAATAGTAGACCTACTGCATTGAGTAGTATCAATGCCCTGTCGTTCCATATAAAGGACACCCACAACCACAAAGTAATTCCAATCATAGAAAGACCTAGGTCATAGTGTGCCATACCCTCGATACCTCTTAGAGACATCGCTGCAAGAACGAATACACATGCAGCCCACTTAACATACCAATCAGTGGTATGCTTAGGGGTTACACTTTTTTTCAAATTTTTCATTTCAGATAATCCGGCCCGTACTTTCTCATTCCAGTGATTTTGTATCCACCGTCCATGAAGAGATTTCCTCTTGCTGAATTTAATGCTGGGGTTGCCCATCCAGCAGACATAAGAACGTCACCACACAAAAAGGTAGTATCTTTCTTATTAGTCCATTCTGACTTATTAATGAAACCCCAAACTGATTTTTGGTTTCCACTGTCGGTGATAATCTTAATATACTTCCTAGACACTTTATAAGAGTAGGAATAATCAGTAAGAGTTGGGAACTGCTCAAGATGAGCAGCCGTCAAGTCTTCAACCAAGTTGTCACACAATTGAAGCAACTCTTGTTCTTGGTTTACTTCGTTCACTAGTGCTGACAATTTCATTACGCTGCCTCCAACATAGTTAAAGGAACTGAATATCTACCCTCTGGCAGTTCTACAGTTGCTCTTGATATCTTGACTTTAATTAAAGTCCCCAAAGTCCTTTTAGTCTTTTGGACTACGTAGACTTTTGCACCTTCGACCAAAGAGGTCTTGGCATTCAGTTTCTTCACTTCATTACAAAGTGCGATAACTTCATTCAACTCTGCAAGAGAGCTTAAAGAAGTGATTTTGGTTTTTAATGATTGGTTCATAGTGTCTCCTTGATTTTTCATTATATACATAGTATACCAAAAAGCTTAGCCTGCTGTCAAGGCCTCACGCTCTTTAATATATGCAAGTACTGAATCTTGTTCAAGGGGGGTTAGGTCGTTCACTGTCTTGAACCTCGAATAGGTCAACCCTATCGTGGTCATTTTATTGCCTGCTGTGACCGCTGCATTCCATAGACGTAGTGACTCTTCGTCATTGCCTGGATGTAGTTCACCCATCTCACAGGCGGTTATAATCTCCCTACCTAACTTAACAATGTGCATTTGGGATTCGGGGGACGTGTATATACTATCACGATGTTTTCTCATGTTTAACTCCTAAAGTTATTTCTTTATTGGAGTACAGTATATCAAAAAGCGGGGGGTGCTGTAAAGGCCTTTTATAAACTCTTTTGTATGTCGTCTAGTTCTTTAAGTTTCTTATTGATGATGTCTACTCTATTGGGCCAATAGATATAGTCCTTGTCTGAATCCTTTGCAAGATTCTCAAGTAGGGGTCTCACAAAATTATCAAGTTTGTTGATTACATCCGTTGCAGTTGTAGTCTTCTCAATAATCTTTGTATCAATGGCTGCAAGTTCATCTGCATCCATCGCTGTAAATCCGAAATCGTTGTATTCTGTCATAGTATTATTTATAACGAATCAGTGTGTAAATGATAGTAAACTTCCTTTAAAGTTTCCTTGTCACTCTGCACGTCTTGGTAGTTTGCATGTGCTTGTAGTGTCACGTCTGCAATCTCATAGTCGGGGTAGGACGTAATCAGTTTGTAAATAAGTCCAGCAACATCTTGGTGTTTGACACTAGGTAGATTATCATCGTTGAGAAGACCTAAATTAATTGTGGTCATTTTATATCTCTTCTTAGAATTGTATTGTAGATTGTTTGCAAGATGATTGAGTTGTGCTTTCTCTGATGCGTAAACAAATCCTTTTGAAATATTCGGCTGGGCTGCTCGACTTGAGATATTGATAATAGTCTTAGACTTGTCTGTCTCCCATGCCTTATGTGCAATCGATAGAATCTTAGATTGGTCTACATGTGCAAGATTGATTAGAACATCACAAGGTCTATGACCGCTGCTGAATAACCAGCAGTTAGTTCCATTCATTGTAATGTCTTCACAACGAATTGTGTCTACTGTAATAACCTCTCCTTGAAAGGGTGTTGCTTCTAGTGTGTCTTTGATTGTCTTTGCAAGACCACTACTTCCTGTTATTGCTACTCTCATAATATTCACTCACTATGTCGAAAGATTGCTTGCCGAACAAGCTGCCATCGACACTGCACTTGTTACAGGGGGACATAGACCTGTCACCCTTCATTAATTTCTTTCTAATCTTATTCATAGGTTTAGAGAACCATACATTATGTAGGGTCTCTGATAACAAGTTGCCTACAACATGTTCTCTACCCCAGTCATTGGAACAGAATAAAACATCACCATTCCAATCAACAAACATTTTATAAAAAGGATAATGACACGGTTTACCTTGTAACGCTTCAATTGTACTCTCCTCAATTCCTACCCAATCCATTACACCACTTCTATTGTTTAGTATCAATCCATGATTTGCCATGTCACCCCAATGCATACGATACTTGTATTTCGTTTCGGGAATCGTTTTCATTATCTTATCGAAGTGTTCCATCTGTTCGATACCATCATATAGATTGATGTAGAGTAAATCCAATCCACTAAATTCGAATAACTCTTCTGCATATTCTCTAGTGAGTTTATCTCCGTTCGTGTTGCATTCTATTGTTGCATAAGGAACTGCTGACCTAAAGGTATGAACGATTTCTCTGAACCTTGGGTTAAGTAGATTCTCTCCGTATCCACTTAAAGATATCTTCCCTCTAAATCCATTCTTATGTAATTCATCTCCAATGGTCTTTGCAGCCTTGGGAGTCATATGTAAATTTCTATTTGGGAATACTTCGGGATTTGCACGTGGACAAAATGAACATGTCCTGTTGCATAACTCTGTAGTGTTAACTTCAACTGTAAGAATAGAACTGAGTTCATTCAGTTGGTCTTGTCGACTCCAATGTTTCTCTTCCTGTTCTCTACGATGTTCTAGAAAGTCGTATTGGTCTACTGCTTTAATCGGTATGTTACGTATCGACACGCCTGCACCTAATGTGTCTTTCTTCTCCATCCAAAACCTGTTCTTGGTAAGAAAACTCGATTGTGTCGCCAATGTCGATTACTCCTTCAGTAAAGTATTGTGGTATGATAAAAAACTGTGCTGATTTGTCTTCTGAAATCATACAACTTTGTGGGTCACCATGTCTATTATAAAGATATGGTCTAATGTGTAATCCGTCTGTTTGCCTGTCGTGTGCTGAGAAAATTAACTCACCATCTTCAAGATAGAGATTTACAAAGGGGGTATCGTATTGGATTCCTAAGCGGATTGTATATTCAAGGGGAAAGTTTAAACGTAGAACGTCATCTTCAATATCGTGAAAACGTTCTACGTATCTGTGACTTACTTTGTCTAATTCAAGGGGTAGTACTTCTGATTCCTTAGAAGTAACCACCGTCTCGCACAGTATCATTGTCATTATCATTTCCTTCATCACTGTCGACTGCTGATACGAATGACCCATCATCCTGTAGTGATTGTATTAATTCATCTGTTTGGTCTTGAAATGATTCAATCAATTGTGCTTTTGTTTGAGACTTATCAAGTGTAAAGTTTAAATCCGTTCCAGCTTTAATAATAGCACTCTTAGTCATTGCATCTAATTCTGCACTAGACGGAATTGTAATTTCGTCATATACTTCTTCTTCTTCAATGTCTGTTTGTGCATCAATCTTTGCTTGTGCAGCTGCAAGTAATTCTTCTTCACTATCATATGAAGGGATTGTCTTTTCAGCTGGTGCCTTTACTGAGTCACCTGTCTGTAGAGTTTCTGCTCTTGGTTTAAAATTACCACCAGTGATTACTGGTTTTGCTAAGGACGATTCAGTTCTAGTATCTTCTTCCTGTACTGAGAACTCTGAACCTAATGGTTCTACTTCGTCTGATACTTCAAACCCTTGGTCTTCTTCAATCTCTTGTCTGAATGCCTGTTTGGTTTCTTCTACCCTTGCATTGAAATCTGCATCGGTTGAGATTGCTTCATCCCACTCTTCGGGTGTTGCATCATTGATTGATTTGTAGGACTCATCCGTAATCACTTCGTCAGCAAATGCAACTTCGTTAACTCTATCAACTTCATCAAAGAAAGACTCGGTTGTATTCCCTTGTGGTTGATATCTTGTATCAGACTGTGGTGTATCTAAAGGAACGAAAGGTTCGACTTCTGTCGGGTCAACAAATGTTGTTTCATTTACTTCTACGTCTGTTCCAACATCAACTGTATCTTCTGTAGCAGGATTCATTGCACGTGCAAGACCCATGTTACCTGTTGCCTTACTAGGTTTTGCTAGAGGGGTTTGTTGTACAGGTGCTGGTTGTGGAATTTCGTATCCATGTTTCTTGGCAAGTATTGCGACTTCGTCAGCAGACATTTCAACAAAACCATCTTTGTTTAATGTACCTTGTTTAACACCGATAACTCCGTCACCGTTTAAGTCAACACCAATCCCATGTGATGCAAGAACAGCTTCAAGTTGTGCAATCTTATTGTTTGCTTCTTTCCTTGCAATCCTTTCGTCTGCAAGTCTTTGCTGTTGTTCTTGTTGTGATTTTTCAAATGCCTGTGCCTTTGCAAGTTGGTCAGCAGCGATAAGTTCTTGAGACCTACGTTGTGCATTCTCGACAATCTGATTGTACTCTGCTAATCCAGCAGCGTATTCTTCGGTTACAGTATGCAATGGTACAAGTTCACCTTGGGTGACCTTACCACTTTGTAGATGTGATTGAATCAGTGCATTAACAACCCCAGCACTGTTGACGGTAAATCCTACTTTGTAGTCAGCAATTCTTTGTTGAATTCTTTCTAACTCTGTAGGTTCGGGTTTTTCTTGTGCAAACTGTGACACAGTTTGATTTTCATTTGTTGCCATAATTTAGGTTTCTCCATGGAGCAGAACTAGACTAGAAAGTTGTTTACTGAAGTTGATATATCAACTTCCCTTTTTAATATGTATAGTCTCGGTCTACTGTAATTATTTAGTTAACAATTAATCTCGGGAAAGGCTTCTTTCACGATATTTGCTGTGATATTTGGGAATGCCCAAGTACCGTCTTTAACGAGGTCAAGCAGTTCTGCTTCTTCTTTAGGGATGCCTTCAAGAAGACCAATCCACATTGCCTCTCTCTTAGTTGCAGAGATTTGTTCCGTAACAAAATACTGGAACAACCTATGTTCAAATCTAAGTGATGTTTCTGTTAAATCAGAGCTAGGTGCTGAGTTCTCTCTGTAAGGTGTTTTGCCTTCGGGTAAGACGGTTGTAATATTCTCATCGAATTGCCACTGCAATACTTTCTTAACTCCACCGTTAGTTTCATTGAATACTTTCAATCCGTTAACTGCTTTTGCTGAATCAGTCTCAGCAACGATATTTGCTTGACATAGTATTTCATATACGTCTGCATTTTTCTGAAGCTTTACTCTTTCGGTAATCAACTTCATTTTAGGTTTATTGGGAGCTCCCTTCGGTCTTCCTCTTCCTCTTTTTTTCTCGGTCATAATGTAAAATCCTCTACATGGTTTAACAACTGGTCTAGTCGATGTGTTCTTAAATAATCAAAGACTTTACCCTTTACTGGTGCTGTCTTTTCAAACTCATCTAATATATTCTTTTCTATATCAGTTGGTATAAACTCTAAATCAATTAGAGTTTGGTTTCTTAAATAGTTACGATAGTATTTATCGTCACTCTCAATTGTAATTCTTAAGTACTTATCTTTGACAGGCTTCCTTAAAGGTGTTTGTCTAATACCTAAGTCCAAGCAATCATCATTAGATAGAATGTTTGGAACTCCGTCTGACTTATCACCAGTAAGAATATGTTCTCTCAAAAATAAATCGGGGTCTTCAACTGTAATAAGTTTATTAAGGTTGGGACTCCATTGAGTTACGTACTTGTATTTATGGAGTTGCTGAAAGTCTTTATCTCCACTTACTATCATGACCTTCTCTCCGAAGGGTGCATGTTTAGTTAACACTGCAATGATATCATCAGCTTCACACTTCTCGACATACATATAACGGTATGGAAAGTTCTCTTTGATTTCCATCTTCACCTTATGAAGTGTATCAAATATTAATCCCCAGTCTTTGTTATCTGCTTCTCTAGACTTCTTACGATTTGCTTTGTACTGTGGGAAGTAGTCTCGTCTCCATGGATGTGATGCATCCGTACAAAGAGTAATCTCTCCATACTCTGCAGCGTACTTCCTTTGATATCCTCGAACTGAATTGAGAATCATGTGTCTTAACATGTCCTCACTTACTTCTCCGTTGTTCATTTTTAGTTGAACCATTAAACCAGCAATGATGGTTTGTGTAAAGTCTATTAGAATCATTTTACCACTTTCAATAATAATGTATTTTTGGTAATCAAGTCGTTTCCGTCTTTCAACTTCGACCTAGGAATCTCATCCATAAATCCACGAGCAATAATATTACCACCTGTTACTAGTCTATCAAGCAACTTGTAATCTGTCAAGGTCTTTTCTTTACATGAGTCATACCCAGTAATTCTAGAACCTTTGACTGCAAGATGTCCACTGAAGTGTGTAAACTTTTTAGATGCAGTATTGTATGTGAACAAGTCTAATGCTCTTGGTATCTCTTCCTTGTCTATAGACTTGTAACCTTCCCACTCTTCTAAGAACGGAAGCTTCCTTACCATTCTCTTAGGGGTCATAGGTCTGACCTTACGAACTGGTTTATACTCTGAACAATACTTATCGATATCGGATTCGATACCCTCTAAGAATTTGATGTAGTCTTTCTTTTGTTTCTTGGTAAGGAAATTAAAGGCTTCTTCTAATTGTTCACAACCTTCTTTGTTCTTAACTTCGAGTTGTGCTTGAAGAGTCTTACCTTGCATGAAGGTTACAACCTTACTACTATACTCTAGTTGTTTGAGATACTTGTACATAGAGAAAGAAGATTTCTTTTCATCAATAAACTTATCAATTTGAAATTCGACTTCATCATAGGCATCGATTGCTTTCTCACGCATTCGGTCTTGGATATTTATTTTTTTGGGTTCAGTTTTCATAATCATGTGAGCAGTATATAATAAAGCCAGGGGCGTTGTCAAGTTGATTTATAAATTAACTATCATCCCTTTCATCACGTTTGTTTGTAATCATGAACTTACGTGCTGGGTTTATCATTAAGTTTGCACGTTGCATCAAGTCACGGTTCGCAAGAAACGGTATTGCACCTCTAGTATCTAAACTAACTTCTTGTTCGTATATAGTGTTTAGGAAATTTAACTCAAGTTCTACGACTGGTCTGTCTTCAGCTGGTTTCAATAAAGTAACCATTCTCTTTAATGGTTTCTTATACTTAACACCCTCTGTTGTCCATGTAACTATCTTACCCTTGACCTTTAAATCTTCTGCATGAAGTGAACAAGCTGAAACTGAATTACCTGTATCTAACTTCACTGTCATCTCTTGACCTTCAATCTCTATGGTTTCTAATACACCACACTCTGTTGGTGACTTCTTCCATATGTCTCGGTCTTTGTAAATCTTAAGAACCATCTTAACAATGTCCTCACCGATAACACTAGAGATTCCTTCAGTGCCTGGCGAATGATTTACTTCCAATAGGTATGGTGGTTCGGTCTTTCTGTTTTTGCTAGGAATAAAGTCGACACCACACCATTGTCCGTTGACGGCTTTGCTAGCTCTTAGACAAATATCTTTTTCCATCTCTGTCAATGTAACTGATTGTGCATCTGCACCTTGGGATACATTACTTCTGAAATCATCTGTAATTTTGTTTCGTCTCATTGCACCAACAATTTCTCTGTTGACAATGACAACACGTACATCGTAATCTGATTCGATATACTCTTGTAATAGAATATCACAGTAAGGGTCAATCTTATAAATCAAGCTGACCTGTGATTGTAATGAACGTTCTGTTTCGATTAATAGAACACCCACACCTTTAGAACCCTGTAATGTTTTAAGTATCATCGGGAAGTTATTATCTAATGCTTCGTGAGCTCTATCTACAGTCTCGGGTTCATCGTTTGGAATCAATACGGTACGTGGTTGGTTTAGACCTATCTCTTGCAGTCTCAGATACGTTCTAAACTTGTCTGAACAAACTTCGATACATTCCCTAGGGTTACACGTTGCAATGCCGTAGCGTTCAATCTGAGAGATTAAATCGAGGTAGGAATCTTTAGTGTTTACTGCACCACGAATCATAACTAATGTGTCTGCATCAATCTCGAATCCTTTCTCATCGTCTGCATTGTGAATAGTAATCTCACCACTATCCTCATCACGTTCTAAGTATGCACCATTGATACGCACGTTGTAAACATCCATGCCCATCTTCTCTGCAACACTAACTATCTTACCACTGGTAGATTTCTTTGATTGTTTCTTAGGACGTTCTGCAAGAACGACAAGGCGATAGGGGTCGGACTTCTTAATGTCTTCTTCGACTATTAATTCTTGAAATGATTTCATTTCTTTAATCCCACCTGTATGGCTTGTTCTTCTAATGGGGTTAATGGTTTCTTATGCAACTCTACAAAGTATTCTGCATCCACCAACACCAATGGTTTACTTCTATTTCTTTTAATCACAACAATGGGTTCGTACTTACCACAATTGCTTTCTGCTTGTGTATATGCATTCCACACGTTAACTGCTTCTTGGTTCTTGCACTCTACACTGTATGGAAATAATCTTCGGGACTCTGTACCTAGGATGATGTCCTCGCCTTGAGAACCCATAGGTCTTGATTCAGAATCTTCGGGGTCTAAGTCTAACTTCTCTACAAGTAAGTCCCTAAACCACTGTTGTAGTTTACGACCTTTAGCTTTTGCTGATGATGTCTTCATTAAATTTTATACTCACTCCACAACCACAACTGGCTTCTTCATTTGGATTCTGAAACGTAAATGTTTCATTCAATCCTTGTTTCTCATAATCTAGTGTCATTCCATTTAAAAAAGGTTGACTCATTGTATCTATTAAAAATTTAAAGTTACCGTAATCTAATTCTAAATCACCGTCTCTGAATTCATCTTCTACAAAAACATATTCATAACCACTGCAACCACCACCAGTAACACCCATTCTAACTGAGTCTACTTTCTTCTCTATAAGCTTTGCAATTGCAATGTCTGTGACTTCTATCATAAGAAGTATTTATACTTCTGACTCCCACACACCATCTTGTTCTGCATCATTTTTTAAATCTTTTGATTTCTTAGGTCGAATTAATTCGTATGGAATACCATCTGGCTGGTCTTCGGGTACGTAAAGGAATCCAATGTCGGAACGATTACATGTGTCGACTGCATCAAAGATTGTTTCCACTAGAGCTTCTCCACCTAAATTAAATGAAGTATTAAATATAATGGGGGTGCCATTCTTTTCACCCAAGGCTTTAATTAAATTGTAATAATTTTTATTCTGCTCTTGAGTAACAGTTTGAATACGACATGTTCCGTCTGCATGAACGATAGCAGGAATCTCTTTGTATGCTTTCTCTTTGCATTGAATTGCAAACGACATATAAGGTGACTCTTCTAACTGCAACATCTCAAAATATTCATGTGCATGTTCTTTTAATACAGTACCAGCAAACGGTCTATAATATTCTCTCTTCTTAATTGTATTTACAATTTGCTTTGCATCGGGATTAGTAGGGTCAAATAAAATACTACGATTACCTAATGCACGTGGGCCCCATTCAGAACTACCTTGGAACATTGCAACAACTTGTTTCTCTTCAACCAGTAATCTAATTACTTCGTCTTGGTCTCTAATGATTTCTAATATTCTATTCTTACTCACTGTCTGTTTCCTCTGTTGTTGCTTCTTCCTTGTATGGATGGACTGGTGCTTCTGCACTATCTAAGACTCCTTCCTTTACTGGTTCGAAGTATTCGTTTTCTAAATGATAATGTAACCAAAATGCAGCTCCAACTGCAGTACCACCATCATGGGGTACAGGGTCAACGAATATATTTAATTCGGGAAACTCTTGTAGGTATCTGTAATTGTTTGTACAGTTTAATGAGAAGCCACCACTGAGAACTAAGTTCTTACAGTCGGGATTTAATTCTACTGCACGTCTGATAACATTACATGCATTCTTAAATGATTCTTCCTCACACATCTGTGCAACGATATGTCTATCAAACCTATCGGGTCTGTCTTCGTATAGTCTTCCGTATGATGCCATACCCATGACTTTACCCGCTGCACGTCCATGAATGTCTGCACCGAAGGCATAACTCATGTTACTGAAGTTCATACCGCTAGAAGGGAAGCTAGTGAACGTAACAGGCAGTCCATCAATCTCTGTCTCTAAGTCTGTGAGACAATGAGCTGAGTCGTAGTACATGTTAGGAAAGAACGTATTGGATACGTCACCTAACATACGGTGATTAGACATCTTCTTCCACTGGGGAACAATAGTCTTAGTGTCAAAGTCACACTTCCAAATAGATTCAATCTCTTGATAGTTCGGATGTGTTTCATGATAACACTTAGCACCACCACCATCCCATGCAATAGCCATTGCATCCTCACCCTTGTCAAAGAAAGGACTGAGATAATATCCACTGTATGCATGATACATGTGATGTTCTGTGTCAAAGTGATACTGGTCTACATCAAAGAACTGTTTACACATCTCATCATGAATGGTTTCATCCATTTCTTCGTGCCAGTCTTGTTTGAGTCCCACTTTGGGATAGGCTTTAATTAATTCTTGGATTCTTGCTGAGGTTAATTGTTCCTTTGCAAGTTCATCTGCAAACTCTTGTGCAATGAGACGATTATCCATAAGATAATCTAAGTCCATTTCAAGTTTCATGTCACGTCTATCGAACGATGCAAAGATTAACTCTCCCTCTACATTGCCTTCATCGTCTACCAATGAGTCTGCAAGACCTTTAGAGTCGATTACATGTAGGTGGGGGGACTCTAAAGTCGGTGAATAATACTTATCACGTCTTTCTCTTTCTTCTTCGAAGAGTTCTACGACTTCTCCGTCTTCCATAATACATAAACTGGTATCATGGCTGGAATTAATTCCAATTATTCTCATAATATATCCTTGGTGTTGTTTCTACTTTTCTTTTAATCGTTCGTAGAAGGTTATTATTTGCTGTGGGTCGACAATATTGTCGTCCATGAGCGTTTGAAGTAGTTCTGCATGTCCATGTTTGACACCACTACGGTGTACGAAATAGACTAGTGCTAGGATAAATCCTAAATGAATCAATATTAATTCTATACTCATGGTTTTATTTATCTCCTTAAAATTTAAAGTATTTTTTGATTAAATAATCAATGTAAAATACGAGACCAACCCATGCAACACCGCTACCGACAAATGCAATGACATAAAACGGTAACAAATACCAATCAAAGATACTCATTATCGAGATACTCCCTTATTTTTGTAAGATTATAGTACAATGAAGAGTAGACTCGGGTACTATTCGGTGTCTCCACAATAAAACGTGGAATGCCAGCGGGTGAACGGTCTTGAAATATCCTACAACCTAGGTAGGATTCTAATAATAGTCTCATGTTATACTTCCTCATCGATGATTGAACCCTTGGATGGTACGTCTGCACCAATTTCATTTATATAGGGGACTTTATTTTGATTATACATTGCTTCATGTTCTTTATTCATTCTATCTGCTGTTCGTTGCATACCACGTTCTAACATTCTTTCGAATTCTTTTTCTATTTTTCGTAGTATCCAACTGAACATGATTATCTCCCTATGTGTTTCACCTCTGAACGTGGTATCACTTGGTAGGCACCCTTATTATAAGACGGTGCAATGGTATACTCGGACGAGATACGTTGTCGTTCTTCTTTACTTAGGGTATTTAGAGTCTTAGGACTGTCCACACCACACGCCGACGGATAGTATACACTCTCACGCACGTAAGGAGCTACCGTTTTCACACTCGTCTCCCAATTATAATCCTTAGCGGTCTTAGTACGAACCTTCCAAGCATTCGTCTTACGTTTCTTACCACTAAAAGAGTGTGTCATAGAACCCTGTCTCATATTATTTCCCCTGTACACACATAGTGTACTGTTCTAGAGTGCCTGGTCTTATTAACCACTCACACCTCTGAGTATTCTGTTTGTAATCTTTAGGTTTATGGTAGGGTGACACCAAGTCTTTATGCAATGTATCTAATATTATTATAGAGTCTTTGATATCTTTAGGTTTCGAAACGTCTTCGAGTATCTTCACACTACGTTCTAAACGTTTAAGGTCTTCCACAGCATCCAATACATCCCAAAAGTCTGCATAAGAATGGGTAGGTATCAGTAGCAATGTAAGTATTAACAATTTGTATTTCATAAGTCTATTATACCATAAAACTGGGGGGATGGGAATACGGTTTCACGCATGTCGTGTAAGTATTTGTGGACTTGGTGATGTTCGATTCCCTGTCCCCTTCCCGAGTGAGTGCTATGATGCACCACCCCTATTATAAAAATGTCTACGTATGATATACACACGTGTGTATGCAACGACTGTCATCCATGCAGTAATGGTAGTACCTATCTGCAATGCATTCGTCATATGTAACTTATCTATGCATATCCACAGACCTATTAGATTCAGTGGATAGTTAATTAACAAGCCAGTGAAGACTGTGGTAAAGGTTTCTCTGTGTATTCTTCGTGATTTCTCTGACATATAAAAAGGTCTTAAGGTTAAAAATTTACCCGAAAAAAAAATTCTCGGTAGTAGTATAGAATGCTTCACAGAGCTATAGAGGTAGGGGGTTGAGTTGCTGCCCAGATACCCTAGGAGTCCCACAGCACTGTTCTAAGAGGCTTTCCGTAGTTCGACTACGTGTTTGTACTCCTCTAACTCTGCACACAGTCTGAGCGCCTCTGAGAGACTCACAGGTTTCACCGTACGCTTAAGCAGTTCATGTGACCCATCTATGTTGGTCACCTTCGTATCTATACTGTATACATCTACAGTATTCCATTGCATAGGTTAACTCTCCATTATAACATACTTTGATGCTCTTGTCAAGGCCCTCGTAAACCCTTATATAGCAGGGCCTAGAGGGGTGGCGCTTCTCATCGCCACGCGTGCTTTCGGTAACAACCCACTGAGACTTAACTCATAGCAATCCACGGTACAATTCTCAGTTCAACTCCCGTACATATAAAGTATACACCTAGTATAACATATCAGCACCTGCCTGTCAACTGGCTCTTAGTGGAATACACGCTTGATTCCATCCAGTACCAACCAATCGATGTCTATAGCACCAATGACTCTTATGCCAGTACGGTCTTCAACCATCTCCATAGCGGTATCCCAGCCGTCTGTACTCTGCATAACATAGTGAACTTCCCACTCATTCAATTCAATCTCTACAGGCTGGTTAGTAGCAATGTGAGTACCAATAATTCCGTGTCTCATAGTATTTCCCCTAGCGTAATAAGAACCAATAGTCCTATAACAGGTTGAATGAAGTCTGCATCAAGCAGTCCGTGTTGTTTAATAATCTTTATCATACGCATATTATACCAAGATAGCGGTGCATTGTCAAGGCTTCTCGCCGAAGTTCTGCGGATTTCTTTGTGTTGCTAGATGACCAGCACGTCAGGCACTCGGAGTTTCCCTAGCGAAATCAATGCGCCAGCCTTGCTATTACGGGCTTTCTGTGTTATACTGTAGCCCCTCTGAAACCCTCTGAGGTGCCTTGACTCCGAACTAAATCTCTGATTAACCTCTCCGAACACAAGCACTCAAACCCACTTTATTCCACTTTCTCCCATCAAGTCTAAATACCATTATTATTACACACTTTACCACACTATACCACACATTATATTAGAGACCACCATGATACCCTTTGAATTATATTCCATATCCCCTTCTATCAACGATTACGGACACATATACTCCATACCTAACTACTACACCCCCTCTGAGATGTCTTCTGTACAGTCTCAAATACAATCTCATATGGACAAAGCATCCTATAATTCAGTACCCTTAGAAGCATGGCCGTCTCTACGTGTTGACTTATTTGATGGTAAACAACCATTCGTTTCTGAGAAGTCTCAATGGTTATTGGATAATTGGTCTGAGATACATGAGTTGACCTATACGGATGATATAGAGTACTATAGAGATGGGTCATGTGTACCCGAACATGTACAAGAGTCTGCACGTGGTACTGGTGGTGGTAATCGTTTGTATCCCTCTCATAATGATAGAGGTGCTTTGAAGTTATTGACTATTCTAGTTCCTCTCGTTGATGTTGGATGTCCTACTCGCTTTCATGGTCGTAAGGAAAATTCTCAGCTCGAGTCTCGTGTATGGTGTCACGAATGGGCGTTGAATAATGCGTATATGTTTAGACCTTCTGAGAGGTCATATCATTCGTATCAGAATACCATGGGTATTGATAGGTGGATTAGTAATATTAATTTGTGTGGTCGACTTGAGAATGGTCAACAAGTCAATGATGGGTATTAGTCTCTACTGACTTCTATATGGAGAAAGTTACGTAGCCCTTCCACGTGGTTGTATACTTCTTTGGATTCTAGGGATGTATTCGTGAAGTGTCCGTCTAGGTGTATGTCGAATGCTTGAGACATTCTAGGCTCCTGTCTCGTGTTAGAGTCTACGGAATGCACGATGAGTGGACTGAATAGATGCAAGTCACCTCTGATATTCTCTACCCAACCTTTGCCTTGATAGTAAGTACCGTATTCTCTATGGTCGTTATCACTAAGGAATACATTACCGCTAATCATGTGTTGTCTACAATCGTCTTCTGCGTGTTTATGTTCTTGAATAGTCACCCATTCGTATTGCCCTATCTGTTCCATATCCATCGCTGCATGTCGATGGGGTTGAATGCCTTCTCCTTTGTCCCATAGGTTGCACCATGATTTTATAAACACATCGTTCACGTCTCGTGTGTCTATCTGTTCCATGATTCTTTGTACTAGGTTGATACCTAGGTTGTCTTCTATGAGGGGTATCCAGTTGAAGGTTGAATGGAGTGCGGTGAGTCCTGTGTATCCATTCGAATCAGCCCATACAGACGAATCGGGAGAATACTCCCGAATTAAGTCGTCTGAATGTTCTGAAATAAGTTCACAGATTGAATTGCATTCTTGGTCTGTATAGAACTTGGGGATGACTATGTGATAGTCTTCGGATTGTCTTATAGAACCCATAGTTGTAGATATCTATCCGTAGTAGGACACGCATCACCTTTAAGATGTACGAAACTACATTGTTGACTGATATCTCTGTACTCGTGTTCGAACTCGATGAACCTTGCTTGTTGGTCTCCACCTAGTCCTCTCCATTCTCCTTCATTCTCGAATGATGGTCGTACATTGGTTTCCCATTTCTGATTCATGTCGATGTTTGCAAACTCATCACCGATTACATATTGACCTACGATACCATGGTTAGTGTTTAACACCATACCGCTGTTCTCTGCAATTTGGTCTTCGATGTATTGCTGTACGTTTGAACCATACTTTTCTTGAATGCCTGCTTTGTCGGCTAGGAAATTGTCAATAATGTATTTTGCATCACCTTGTACCCATCCACAGAAATGTGGGAAATACTGAGTATCACCGTCTTCCATCCAGTTTCTTTCTTGATAGAAGAAAGAGGTGTTGTTCTCTTTGATGGATGCTGTTTCTTCATCGGTGAATGTGAAATTGCATTCGTCTGTAGTACCTTTAGAAGGTAATCCTTCATAGATAACAGATGTACACATTTGTCTTGCAACAACTTTTGCATTGATATATGTGCATTTGGATTCATCTCTGAGTCCTTTCATGTCACCGTCAAATAACAAAGCCTGATACCATTCATCATGAATGATTTCGGGGTCTTTCATTAGTGGGATGACTCGGATGCCTTCGTCAAGACCTGTAGGGTCATCAGTATAACAAGACAACCTTGCAATAGTCATACCGTCATTGGATAGACTTCTCTGTCTATCAAGAGACAGCTTCAATCGGTTTACATCATCGGATGTAACACCTAGACCATCGGTCTTAATCGTAATCACTTCAAACATTTAAAACTCCTATAAAAATAATATATTTGATTTGTTCCATTTATTTAGGGATATAAAAAAACCCTTCATACTTCTATTATAAGATATATGAAGGGTCTCGTCAATTGGCTATTTAAACATTTCTTGTACAAGAACGTGTACGTCACCACTCTTCATCATATCGTTAAATTTGTCTGCTAGTGTCCTAAGATACGAGGCAGACAATGATGCGTAATGTTGCATTTTTATCTCCTATATTTGTTGTAGCAATCTGATACTCGGACTTCGAACTTAATCTACTTACTCTTGTATCGTACTTGTTACATAAGTGTGACATTTATGTGCCACACTTATATATAGGTGAATCAACAACTTAGAAGTTGTATAGTAATCCTACTGATATACTATCTGCAACTTGGTCTTCGAACACATCTTGACCAATTAAACCTGTTAAGGTAAAATTCTCATTCAAGTCATAACTCACATTGAGTTGACCGAATGTATCTTCACTGTCATATAGACCACCAATCAATGTTACGTCCACTACTGGAATGAACCATAGGTCATATCCAATCTCAGCGTAGTTATCATTCGTATCAATATCTTGATAGTATGATAAGGATAGATTGCCTATATATGCAGCTGCATATAACTCTTCAAAAGATTCCACTGACCCATCGTATGTATATCTGATATACCCAACGTTCAATGTTACCTTGTCGGTTATAGGTAGTAATAGACCACCATAGAAATCCGTCTCACTGGTTGCATCATCAAACTCAACGTCTGAGTTCCATGCACCAACATATAGTCCAGTTCCCTCGTGAAGAACCATACCACCGACTGACAATGCTGGTTGGTTTCCTTGTGAGACACCTCTCCATACATAGTCTGATTTATAACCTATCTCACCAGTGAAAGAAAATGATGGTGTTGATTCCACTACCTGTCTTTCATTTGCTAAGACTCCAAATGACATTACTGTAAACAATAATGTTGCTAATATATTTTTCATATATTCTCCTTTCTTATTAATTTGATTACTACTGGTGGAGCTAGAGGGAATCGAACCCCCGACCTACTGATTGCAAACCAGTCGCTCTCCCAACTGAGCTATAGCCCCAAGTATTAACCGTTATTATTTATGTTTGGTTTGTACGACTTTTTCTTAGATTTGTAAACTCTCTTTTTTGACTCATCAACATCGGGTGTTGATTTATCATCAGCAATGTAACGACCTTTCTCGTCTCTTGCTCTAACAGTTTCGAATCCAAGGAAGTCTGTAAACTTTGTCCAAAATCCCATAAATTACCTCGTTTTAATATCTGAACCCAAATGGATTCTTATATTGTAATGCATCGGGTGTATCCTTTGCATCTCTTATACACCAATATAATGGTATAAAGTTTAAGAGTGGTATTGGAAACAATAATTGCCACCAACCACTACGACCTCTATCATGCAATCTTCTTGCAGTCAATGTAATACTCTGTACTAGTGTTCCTAGTGTAAACAAGGCTACTAATACTCCACTCTCTCGTAGTTCTCCGAATGGTTCAAGTATACTAAAGAATGTATATCCTATTACATAATAGTCTAACGCCATCAGTCCAACCAAAATGATGGTTGCGTATAAAGTGAACCACCAAAATTCGGGTCTGTCTGACCTTCCGTCAATATCTGTTGCTCTATCGACCAACACCGTCTTCAATGTGTCAATAATATGACTCATAATTATCTCCTTACGTCTGAGCGTAATGTATATTTCCAGCTACCGATATCCTTTCACCTTGTGGGTCATGGAATGGGTAGACGGAATGATTCAACCACGATGGGAAGATTAGTATATCTCCTTTCTCGGGGTAATGATGCATGGAAGTCCAGTTCATAAACTGAGTCTCTCCATAATGCAAGTCTATATGACCCGCAAGTGCTTTTGATTCACTAGTTATATTTCTGTCGAACATATTGTCCGTAGCATCTTCTCTAGTGATTGTGTTTTTGGTATAGAATACAAAACTAAACATACCATCATGTGCATGGATAGGATTGTATTCAAATTCTTTCTGAAGGTTAACCCAAAGGCCCTCTATTTGCAGCTGTTCTGTATAGATTTCCATACCAATACTCTGGGCCCATGTCACTGCATGGTCTAGAATGTGGGTCTTTGTAGTGTCTGACACTACATCTTCGATGGTTATCTGTTCTTCTACTCTGCCTGCTAGTAAATCAGCACCTATTTTGGATTTAGGGTCACCTCTGCGTGATTCGATAATATCGTTCACATCATTGATGATATCCTCATCCAACTTACCGACCCATACTGGTGGGCCGAAAGGTGAAATGATTTCACCTTGGGGTCTAGTTTTCATCTACCGTTCCTGTAAGGGTTGCAAATGGTAATCCATTCTTTCTTCTTCTCACGAACTCGTTTGCAATCTTCTGACGCAATTTACCTTTCCCTCGTTGTGTAAGTATCCTATTGTATTCTTCAATAAGCTCTTTCAGTGGAGTAGATTTCATATAATAATGTGTTACTGAAACTTTTCCTGTTCCACGTGCAACGGTTTTTTGGGTTGGTTTAAATTTTGTCGGCATTTTGCTCCTTGGTTCGGGGTTTATGTTTAACATGCCAGTCGTGACTACAATATGCATCACAAAAAACATGCACTGGTTTTTGATTAGTTGGTGTGTGGTATTTTACTTGGTTCACGTCTAGTTCTTTTTTACACTCACTACATTTAATCTTGTTCATCGAAGTCTTCCTCTTCGTTATGTTGTTTGAACCATATCGCAAAGACGTATCTCTCTCCACTGAATATAGGTTCTACACCATGCCACCTTTCGGTGGAATTGTTGAATGCAACCATGGTACCCTGTCTTGGTAGTATCGTATGTCCTTCGACATTCAATCTACCCCCTTCGTATGTATCATTCAACATAAAGATAGCGGTTCCTGTATCATCTTGGTCTGCTTCATCTTTATGCCATTGGAACATTGTATCCGTTGGATACCTCATTATCGTAGCATAGGTTATCTCTCCAAAATCAGCTGATTTGGGTAGATATGCTTCAACTAAGTCCATGACTTCTTCGAATGGTGCAGTACCTTGTTGTAGTACAGCAACATCGTGACCTGTCTGTGGGTGGTCATATCTCCATGACCTTTCCATGACTTGTACGTTGTCAGCACATATCTGACCATTATCCTTTTGATGCACAGAAGTTGTCTCTAATCTGTCCATAGTACTAATTATAACATCACATGTGTCTTGAGTCAAGACACTATCTGCAATCATTAGTAAGTTAGAAGACTTGTTCTCATATAGATGAGCTTCATCTTTCTGTTCTTGACTCTGAACTACTATTTTTCTTACTGGCATATTATCTTCTTCTTGGTTCGGGATGGAAGAATCTCACGTATGAGTATCTCCATTTGTCTTCACAGTATTTGGTGTAATCATCTATCCATGCACCGTGTAATTTGTTTCCTGTAAAGATAACACATGTATTGTATTGTGCTGGTATGATGTAATCAATCTCAAAGTCTTCCTCAACTGGATATAGAACACCCATGTGTTCCATGTTGGTAATCCACTCACCTTTGTATACTGCAGTTCCACCGCTCTCTTCTTTATCCATGTATACTAACATATTCAATGTGGACTTATCATCGGGTGTGATGAACTCACTATCGATGTGTGGGTAATGTTGCATCTTTGGGTCAAACTCTGTTATAGTTTGGAAACAGTTGAATTCATGTATGTGCTTATATGAATATTTCCCTGTCCACCAGTATTTTCTGCATATGTCTAACACCCTTTCCATTTCATTCACGCCTACTCTAGTAGGGTGACCTATCTTATCTGTAATACGGCAGTCGTTGTATACAGTACCATTAGGTGAGTTTCTTTCTGTAGAATACTTCCACATAGGATACTGTCTGTTCTGAAGATGCTCGTAGATATCATCGGGGTTCTCAAAGAAATTGTGTATAGTGATAACACCATTCTCATATGTGTGTTCAATCTTAGGGTTTACTGCAAAGAGTTCATCTAATGCATATGTCTTTTTCATAACCAGTCCTTTATAATATTTACCATAATTAGAATACCACATAGTACGTTAATTCCTACGATGACGGTTCTAATTATTGCAATCTTGTTTTCGTTTAGAGGGTTGTATCCGTCCTCTTCGTCAAATGCCCCAAGTGCATGTTTCCAAATTTCCCACATTGTAATAGTATTTATTTCCTTTCAAAAACATGACTGTACGACATGTTGTCACCAGTGTGATTGCTGTTGAATTGTTCTCTTAGTTTAAGGTTGAATGATAATGAATATCTTGGGTTTTTGCTTTGTGATTCCATAGAGGGTGGAACAGCATGCATCAGATAAGACGGCCAAAGTAGGAAATCGCCAGCTCTTGGATAGAACTGCATATCAGAATGAAATCCAGTACATCCAGTGAATGACATATCAGGCTTATCATTATCGTGTCTTAAATCCTCAACTCCATTGTGACCATAAACAGCTGCCATGTTTGGATTCCAAAACTTGATTGGTCTATCCGTATCATTGACATAGTATGTACCACTCATATGTGAATCTACGTGATTGTGTATTTCGTGTTGATGCTCTGAGTCATATCTGTTGACCCATGCAAACAGATGTATATCATCTCTGCAATACTGTCTAATGTCTCTATTGAATTGTGTTTTAACAAACTCGATGTAGGTGTCTTTGATGATGTTAGAGAAATCTCTGAACCATCCTAACTTGTGTGTTTCTTCCCTTACATCATTATCAAAATATGACGTGTAGTTGCACAACTTATTTTTGTCGTCCATGTCTTTAACTTTATCGACTATTCGGTCAATATCACGCATCACCATAGATGATGGAAAGTCTAACTCACCCCTCAAGAATGGAGTTGAAAACATAGGTATCACCCTATGTCGTGCTGGTTGAAACTTCTGTTGGTCGTGTTTCGCTGGTTTCATAATTTAATCGCCAATAATAAAAAGATTGCAATGAGAAGAATGTTTGTCATGAAGATGCCTATTGCAAGAATTGTATGATACCATATCCATCTTGTCTTGTATGCGTTATCTACTGATAATTCATCGGGGTCTGGCCCGGCATCATAGACATCGG